TGTAATAGTCAAGACTTGTTCTGACATTTTCTATACTATCGGACAAAAAAAGTGTCCGATGCCATCTGCGAAGATACGCAATTATTCTCACTCTCACAACCTGATGAGCCAATCACTTGCTCATCAGGTTGTATTTTCCCTGTATCCTGCAATTGATATCTCCTTGCCACCTCCATTCCTTCGAGGAAAGTCTGCATGGGTGTTTTCCCGAAACAGTATTTCCCGGAGTGCGTCCTTTGCGTGTTATAAGAGTTCATCCAAGTGTCAAGGTCTGTTTGCAGTTGTTCTATCGAGGTGTATATCTTCTTTCTGAAAGCGATGGCGTAGAATTCGTTCTGGACAGTCCTGTTGAAGCGTTCACAGATGCCGTTTGTCTGCGGGCTCTTGGCCTTGATCTTGGAATGGTCTATGTCCTCGATGGCCAGATACAGCTCGTATTCATGAGTTTCCCTGTTTCCGCAGTATTCGGTACCCCTGTCCGTGAGCATCCTCATCAGTTTCAGGTCATGCTGCTCGAAGAACGGAACCACCCTGTCATTGAGCATGTCCGCCGCCACGAGCGCGTTCTTCCTGTCGTAAAGTTTGGCGAATCCGATTTTGGAATAGGTGTCGATGACCGTCTGCTGGTAAATGTGCCCCACGCCTTTGATATACCCTACATAATAGGTGTCCTGCGCCACAAGGAAGCCTGGATAATAAGTCTCTATTTCTCCGTGTGCCTGTTTCTCCGCCTTGGCTTTTTCCAGCGCGGCCACCTGGTTCTCGTCAAGCACGATGCCTTCCTGCTCCACCTTGGTCGAAAGTGCCTTCAGGCGTTTCTGGAAGGTCTCCATGTCATGCCTGAGCCAGATGGAGCGCACTCCTCCGGGAGATACGAGTATGCCTTTCTTGCGCAGCTCGTTGGATACGCGTACTTGTCCCAAAGCCGGGTTGGCTATGGCCATCTGCACTACAGCCTGCTCTATGCGCTCCTCCACGCGGTTCTTTATCACCGGCTTTTTACGGGAAATCTCCTGCAGGGCCAGTTCTCCGCCCTGCTCGTACAGTTCCTTGAAACGATAAAAACTGTCACGGCTGTATCCCATAATCTTGCAGGCTCGTGACACGTTTCCCAACTGTTGGGACAGCTCAAGCAGTCCCAGTTTGTTCTTGATGACTTTTTCTGATGTGGTCATAACTTAATCTGCTTTTATGTTACAAATCTACTCTTTTTATGCGTAACTGTCAGATTAAGTCTTGACTAATTCAGATAAGATATTCCCAACCGTTTCTCAATATCAGTAATCAATTTGGTAAGACTTGCGCGAGTAAAGTTTATGTAGATGATTGATTCATCGCGCGCCCCTCCTCTGCGTTTTTCTTTTTGCTCCCCCATTGCAAATCCCGAATTAATTACTACCTTTGTTCTTGGGTGAGGGGTGATTCTTCGGGATCGCCTCTTTTTATATCAAACAATTACACCTGTTCTACTTTCCGGAATATTACATCCGTCCCATCCTCTCGTTCGTACCAACGACAGTTGCCTGTCATCTCGTTGTAAGAGCAATTGCCAAAACGCGCACAATCCCGACATGCACATCCCTCTTTATTTCGATCATACCCTACAACCTCTACGGTCTCGCCTTCATACACGAACCGCTCGCCGACCGGACGGGAGTAACGTTTTTCATCTCTGGGTTTCATGGCTTCCCTACCTTTCGAGTTTCACCTCCTCGTCCATTCCGACGATACCCCGCCGGCGCAGACGCTTGATGAAGTTCTTTATGTTCAATGCCTGCTCATAGTAACAGTCCTTTTCAACCTTGACACGCGATTTGCGGTCGCTCTCGATCTTCATGTTCTCAGGATTCAGCCACGAATCGGCCGACACCTCCACTTCCGCTCTCGACGCTGTCCGTGTAGCCGTATTGAATTTATAGAGGGTATGACCGGGCACCCGAACCAGTTGCCCGATCAGTTTGTATTCGTTCTGCTTTCGTTCGACGGCCTCGATCTGCGCTTTGGCGATCTTATCGTTCGTCTCGCCGTCGTGTGGGATCAAGATGTCCATCGTTCTATTCGTTTTCGTAAATCGGCCGCCAGCCGATAACTTCACTGTGAGGCGCGAACGTATTGCTGAAATAAGAGTCATACCAATATCCAACGGAATACATCGGTTCGTCATTCCCAACAAGTTGTATTTTCAATAACACGTCCTTGCCACGCTCGGGTGAATCCTTCGGATTGTGCCACCGGGTCAATTCTTCCCGCTCGGATTGTGCACCGGCGATGAAATCCAATTCAGTTGCTTTCTTGTGGTTGACAAAGTCTCTGACCCCACCGCACCATACTTTTCGCGCGTATGATTTTGCCCGTTCTTTAATCGTTTTCATATTTCGTTCAGTTTATAGTGCCCCTTATCATTGCGCAGCAACAACCCCTTTTTCACCAGCCGCAAACAGATAGGCGAAGCCCAACTGCTGTGGTGTGTCTCACTAAACCCAAAGGCTTGGGAATGTGTCTTGCCGATTACCGACGGCGACACATAGTCTTTACCTTTCAGGTAGGATATTATCCACTCTTCGCTTTTCGTCAGTTTCATATCTCGTTTAGTTTTTGGATAAATGATCTCAAATCTTCACACAGTACAGGGTGGCAATCCCTGCCGATCCCGCCACAACCGTCCTTGTATTCGCAGGAGGACTTGAATGCCTCTACCGCTTTTTGCCGCATCAGCTGCTCGGTATCCTGCTCGGCGAGTTCGGCCGCACGGGTCATTGCAGCCCGGAGCTGCCATTTGGCGTGGTCTGTCATCTCCACCGTGAGATGATCCATACACCCGTCGATAAATTCTTTTGCTTCTTTGCTTTTCATCATTCACCTCCTTTCAGCAGTTCGGGGTTATCGTGGCGTCTGCCCCTGAATTTAATGTCTTTCATATTCACCTTTATTTTACCGGTTATCTCCGTCACCCTCGATAACACCGCGTTCCTGTCGGCTGGAAAGTTTGTTGAGGTTGGCCCAGCACACATTCTCCAAGCTCCAACCAAACTGTCTGGCAAGACCAGCGCAGAACCACATGATGTCGCCAACTTCGTACATTAGTTCCTCAGCAAGGTACCCCGCATCTTTCGGAGGCGCAGAAAAGACAACTCTGTCACCATCCATACGGATGATCCCTTTCCGTTTCCACTTTGCGATTTTGTCAGCAACCTCCCCCACTTCTGCCATAAGACCGAACAACATGTAGGTGTCATTCTTGCAACTCTCCATGCAGGTCGTCATCGCCCGCTCTTGATACTCATTCAATGTCATATCTGTAACTATTTCGAGATTTTGTCAGAATCTCGCTATTTCAACAACTTCATCTCTTATTACCGAGGCATCTTTGAATGATGGCATCCCTCTTATCGTCGGACGACATCCCCCACTTATCTCGGTCAACAACTATATTCCCAACGTAGTCTCCCGTATTTTTGTAGACCGACACAACTACATCATTGCTGCCTCGTAAGGGTTCTGTAATAAAGAAAGCCATCTTGTCACACATTTAATGGATACCCATTCGTTACCAGCCATTCAATAGTCTCGATCAGTAAGTCTACGAGAGAATCAGAATCTTTCCACCAAGCATGTCCGCAGCAGTTCCCATAAAACAAGCACCAATTGGAACCTGTGGATGTGGTCACGTTAATAGGTAGCTCGTTTCCACGATTATCGTGGAGTATCTTCGGGAGCATCTGTAACAAATCCGCAACCGTGAAAGCGGGAATCAATTCCTCATCCATGACTTTGTATGCCGCATATCGGAAGCATACGTTGTAATCGCCGGTAGGTTTGAACTGTCTCGTCCGTTCATCGAACGTCCAGTTAGGCACCCATACCATGCACGCTCTGTCATCGGGAACACCCAGTTCCAGCAGCCACTTCGACTGTTCGATGCTTGTTACTTGATTTGTCATCCTTTATAGTTTTTGAATTCCACACTCTTGAAAATCGCCCGATGATTGCACCAGCGGGCTAACCGTTTCTGCTCATTTGTCGGCTCGACGTTATTATCAAAATCCCTGTATGGCTGGGCGAACGGGAGTACTCCCAATTTGCGCAAAGCATTGATTCGCTCCAATGCATCATCGACATCTTGAATCAGGCAGTAGACAAAAATCCGATAAGGCTTAACACCTCGACGTCCCAATTCCTTCACACACTCGGCTACCGGTTCCAGCTGTGACATCCGGTCACAGGCAAATCGTATCTGATTCATCCATTTCACGCGGGACAACAAGTCGAGGATGAAGGCGTCGTCGCAAGCCCGACGTGCATCCAGACCTTGATTGAAATCTACGGAGATACCCATACGGACGATCTCCTCGATCTGTTCCAACCCGAAGTCCGACGCCAGCACATTGTTGTCGAGCAGCACGGCGCGCCGTTTGCCGCCGATGAATTCACGAAGCGGCGATGCCGGACGGATCGAGCCCTCCTTATGCGGAACGATGCACCACGGGCAGCGGTTCACGCATCCCCGCGTCAGAAAGCCATAGGCTTCGTCCACTCCGTACAGCGAATAATCCGGACAGCAATGTTCGATCTCGTCGGGCAGCGTCGTCGTGTAGTCTTTATAGCCTGTGCCGGCACGTACGACCTCGCAAGGGTAATAATCCGGACAGTCGGGCGTGAAGGTGAAGACCTTCGACATGTATACCCGATCGTAATGCCCGAACATCGGGTCGGCGAACTCCACCCTATCGCCCTGAGACTTATGCCACGCCGACAACTTCATCAACGCGAGATTCGGAAAATGATGCCCGTCGACATCTACGAGGCCTATTTTCTGCATCGTTCGTATTCATTTATCGTTTCGAATATCCCCAATTCCTGAGCTCGGCGTCGATTCTCGATTTCGATATATTTGGGATTTAACTCGAAGCCGATGGCATTTCGGCCGAGTTTATTGGCCACGATGCGCGTGGTGCCGGAGCCATTGAACGGATCGAGCACGAGGCCACCAGCGGGACACCCCGCAAGGATACACGGCACGATCAAATTCTCTGGAAACGTGGCAAAATGGGCCTCTTTGAACGGCTGCGGGGGAACTGTCCACACGCTTCGTTTGTTGCGCGTCGTTGAAGCCTCCGGCGCTATCTCGTAGTATTCAATCGCTTCCGCACGACCCGAACGATGGAATGATCCGTGCCTGCCTTTCCCCGTGTCCCATCCTGCCGGTTTGCGTTGCCGGATCTTTCCGACGTTCGGGTGGTTAATCAGGTTCTTGCCGTCCTCGAATTTCGAGCCGTTCCACCCTGTCGCTGGTTCTTTGATTGCCTCGGCGTCGAAGTAATAGCGGGGCGACTTGCTGAACAAGAAAATATACTCGTGTGACTTGGTGCAGCGATCCGTCACGCTTTCGGGCATCGGGTTCGGCTTGTGCCAGATGATATCCTGCCGCAAGTACCAGCCATCGGCGCGGAGAGCGAACGCCAGCATCCACGGGATCCCGATCAGGTCTTTGGGTTTGACCTCTCCGCCCTTGAACGCTTTATGGGCATCGCCCGTCCAACTCCCCGCATTGCTGCGCTGCTTCTGACTGGAACGTTTCGTGTCGCCAGCACCTCGGCCGCTACCGGCATAGCTGTCACCCATGTTCACCCATAACGTCCCCTGCGGCTTGAGTGCACGGCGCAGCTGGCGGAACACTGCCACAAGTTGATCGATGAAAGCCTCCGGCGTTTCTTCCAGCCCGATCTGATCGGCTACGCCGTAGTCGCGCAGCCTGTAATATGGCGGCGAGGTGACGATGCAGTCCACCGACTCATCCGGCAGCAATCGTGCCGCTGCAAGCGCATTCATGTTGTAGGTTGTATTTATCTGCATAGCTTTCATTTTATCGGTTATCCCCGTTTCCGTCGATTATGCCGCGCTCGTAGCGGCTAATGACATACGGCAAAACCCGTATTCAATACGCGCCGGCAGAACGGGTCGATCTCGCAGTTGAAGACGTTCGTCCAGCCGGCCCACGCGGCCGCCAGGTCGAAGCCGCCGATGCCGCTGAATAGGGAGGCGTGGGTCATGGTCATTCGCATAATCCGTAATAACTCATGCAGCTCGTAGCCGTGTCGTCGTCGAACAAACTGCCCGTCGCGTTCTGCCACTCGACATACCGCACGACATCGCGGATGTCTGGGTATTTGTTACCGCTGATGATTGCATGGGTCGGGATCGTACTCGATCTGAAAAACGTGGATCGCAATTCATTTTCGATTTTTGCAATGTAGTCGATCCGCTCAGGGGATTGCCGAGCAAGACTGAGAATGTCCCGATGATTCGCCATCACACACGGCCAGCAACCGACACGCTTGTATCCCATCCGGTAGAGCGGGTTCGGCTCCAACCCTGCGGCAAGGATATAATCTATCACTTGCTGTGCCGACCAGTCGAACACGGGCCGCAACAGATCATCAGCGAACTGCGCCCGAAATGCTCGTACCTCCTTGCCTCGATAGGAATGTCGTTTCGGTCGGCCGTTTTTGTCATAACCGTAAGGCTCGAAATAGTACTTGAAATACGTGCATTGGGCTTGCATTTTGGCCCGCGCCGATGATTCCGCTGCTCGAATGCCTTGAATTATCAGCATATTGTCTTTTACCTCGTCGAGTACATAGTCGATCATCGGCTTCGTTTTAAGTTCCTCTGTACAAAACCGTGCATAGGAAGAGGGCCAACGCTTTTTCTGCCGCGCGAGATCGACCATCCCGTCGTACTTCTTCGACTTCAATGTTACCAAGTCAAGATGCAGCTTGTCGGCGATGCGGTGGATATACTCGTAGGTCAGCGGGTGTTCCCAACCCGTATCACAGAACACCGTCGTGAAATTATTGGTGATATGCTCCCGCGTCCAAAGCAACGCCGCAAGGCTGTCTTTACCGCCTGAAAAGGATACGATGACTTTCATGGTTTTATCTCGTTTAGTACTCCACCGCTTCCCTGCGATCGATGAAGAAATGAATACCCGGTGCACATTCGCTCCACCTGTTATCGTCGAAATCCGGAACTTCGACTGTGGCACCGACGGTGTAGACGAAGTTTTTGTCATGGTCGGCACGAACGGTATCCTCAGTTGCCTTGGTGCCGTCCATGTTCTGAATCTCCATGACGTATGCTTTATCGCAACGGCATTTGTGTCCCGTTGCCGAACTGCGCCGTGCATCTTCCGGAATTCGTAACTTTACGATATGCCCAGAGGCTTTTTTCCAACCGATGAAACTACCCTCGGTCGGGCATGATAGATAACATCCCTTGGCATCGCACAGGTTGGCACCGCGCAGGTCGGCGCCGCGCAGGTCGGCATCGCGCAGGTTGGCACCGCGCAGGTCGGCATCGCACAGGTTGGCATCGCACAGGTCGGCATCGCACAGGTTGGCATCGCGCAGGTTGGCATCGCGCAGGTCGGCATCGCGCAGGTTGGCATCGCGCAGGTTGGCACCGCGCCTAATAGCGTCCAAAACCGTTTCGGTGATTGTGTTTCCCTCTTTCGTGTATTCAAATACGACCGAACCCGTCCAACGGTTGCGGATTTCGATTTTAATCTGTTTCGTTGATTCCATTGTGGTAAATTTGTTTATCCGGATTCATGTATCGAGTTGCAACAGCAATAGCATCTTCGAGCGTGCGAACTACAACATACTTGTTCCCCGCAGCCTCAAAGGATTCCTGCCATCTTCTCTGTACGGCACTCTGACGACTGCCATTTCCCTGTGTCTTGAACTCCAAGCCGAGCGATCCGTATTTGCCCCTCGGCACGAGCAGAAGCAAATCCGCAGCACCGGCCGTCATGCCTTCGGCCTTCATGATTGCGGCTTCGGTCTTACTCCGGAGTCCGCCGTTCGGGACACTCGTCAGACATAGTGCATAGGACGGATATTGCATCCGGAACCAGCGGACGAACGACTGTTGTAAACGAGATTCAACGTGCCTCATTTGCGCAGACTGTTTCCATTGAACGCAACACGATAGCACAGGTATTTAATACGGTCATATATCCGGTCACCATAGCGTTCCTTGATGCCTTCACCCGACAGATTTGAGGAAGCTATAACCATCCGATCGGGGTTATCCTGCACCTTGTTCACGATCTCGACTACCACATTCCGGCGTGTACCGAATTCGACGCGATCCACCTCTACACCTATATCGTCCAATGCGATGAACTTGCGTTTTAATACCTCGTCGATACATACGTCCTGCGCTCCGCAGTCCACGACCGTAACGATTCGATTAGCGAACTTGCGCAACAGCATGGGAATGGCGTAGCGGGTTATCAGGGATTTTCCGCGTCCGCAATTACCGAACAGCAAAAGTCCCTTACCGTTGTTATCCGACAACCACGCTGCAACCTTGTCGTATTCGGGAAGCCATACCAATCGTTCTCCCATTGCCGACAGCACAGTAACCAGCGCGTTTTTCAATTCCGTCCGCGCATTGGGTATCCGAAACCGGAAGCGTGCGCATGGAACCGGATTACCCTCAGTTTGTAGTTGTTTGAGTATTTCTTCGTAAGACATATTCAGAATTCATCATAATGTTGAGTCGGTTTTGCATGGTAGGTCGTAGCCGGATGCCGAGTGTTCGAACGGGGCAACGACGTTTCATTACGCCGACGCGCCCAATTCAGAAATGTCAGATAGGCAGAACGATTGCGTTTCAGCAAGGGTTCGTAGTTATGCATCGCGCGCAATAGGTCGCGGATGAAGTCAAGAGCATAAGCCTCTTTTAAAGCCGAGAATTGCGCCTCGGAAAAAGGCTCTTTCATTTTCGCGACTCGCGGTGCATTTTCCGAAATCCATTGTTGAAACTCCAAGAACTCGCGGGAGGGGGTGCCGCGGAACTGGGGGTGGGTGTTGGAGGAGTCAGTTACCTCTGCCTTCTCCGAGAAGGGCAGTAGTACGACTGTCTCCCCATTAGGGGGATTATAGGGGGTAATATTATTCTTGTCTAGTCTATCTTCTATACAAGAAGTATCGCCTTCGTTTTGGCTCCGTTTTTGGCTCCGTTTTTGGCTCATGTTTTGGCTCATGTTTTGGCTCATATTTTGGCTCATATTTAAGCCAATTGAACCATTTGAAACGATGCCTGATTCGGGATTCGGTTCTTCAACGAATGAAAAAGCTGTGCGATTCCCCTTCCCGCGTCCTCCCGTTATGACATGTAACAGACCCGCTTGCTCCAATCGGTTTTTTGCTCTCGAAATTGCATTGCGTGACGCCCCTACATTCTCGGACAGCCTTCTGTCGGAATGCGTGAAGCTATTCGGCCAGCCTAACCGATTCGCTTGTTCTACAAGGTAGAAGTAAAGCCTCGATTCACAGCAGCCAAATTGCCACGTTGCATCCAATTGCCAAAATTTGCGTATCAGGTCTATATAGCTCATAATCGCATCCTCTCTTTCTCGAAACTTATCATCGTGCGAAGGTTGTCGCATTGGTGCTTGCACGCCGCATTGATCCGATCCAGCCACTTTTCAAGGGCATTCAGCTCGGAAGACGCACTGCCGATCAGTTTGTTCGCAAGCGACGGGGAAAGGCTGAGAATAGTCTCTTTCTCGTCGTGAAACAGCTTGGCCACAGCTGCATCGCGCATTCCGACCACCTCGCTCAGCAACGCCCCGCTGCGAGCATAATATACACCCAGTTGATCCAGCCGCCCCACCATCGAATCGATGTCGGAAAAAGTCGTACATTCAAGAAGATTCTGGATGTCTCGCGCCTCCCTGCGTATCTGTTCGATCCTTGTCATGACGTTTGTTTATTTTCTTCAATAACAACCTTCCGCGGCGTAACGCATCCAATTCCTTTGCAGTCAGCAACGTATGCCCGCGGATGCGGGACAGGACGCGGATTACCGATGCGGAGCGCTTCCCGCGCCTCCGCATCGGTAATCCGCATATCCATCGTCAGAAGGGAAGATCATCCGTATTATCCGCTACGGGCAAATCGGAGACTTGATCCGGCGTAGGTTCCGCAGGACGGAAGATAACTGACTTGCCTCGGCCGACATACGTGCGAGAAACTCCACCCTCGCGCTCCTCTTTGCTCTGACGGATGAATACGCAGTGCGTATTCTCGTACTGATCCGGCTGGCGAAGCTCCGAAACGCATATCGAAATGTACTTCTTGCCGTTTTCGGCGACGAAAATTTTGTCTCTGGGAATATCGCTCACGCAGAGCGATACATTGATTAAATCTGCCATTGCTACCGTTTTTTGAAGGTTACTTTAAGTGTCGTCTTGCTGCTTCGCGCAGGAGGATAGAAAATTTCGCCCGTGGCGGGATCCGTCAGGCCGGAGGCCGGCAACGCCCGCAATATCTTCTCCTTCTCCTTGATGTCGGCCATGACCGCATCACGCATTTTGTACAGGTCGTCCAAAGCCTGGCAATTACAGCCCGAGTAGTCGTACTTGACGCCGGCCTCCACCTCTTCGATCGTACAGTCCGAGGATGTTTTCCCGTGTCCGTATTTAGCCAGTTCGCGCAACGTAATGTCGCGCACCTCTTCGGACTTCTTGAACAGCTCGATCGCCTTCTCCATGCGGGATATATTCTCGTAAGCGACGAGCGGATCGACGTCTCCGCGGGTAACGGCGTCGACGGCGAGCTTCGCCAGCTCCGTGGGGCTGCTCGTCTCGCGTATCAATACAGGTTGTGTGTTCATATTTTCTGCTGTTTACTGTTTAGATATTCGTCGTAAAATTTGGCGAAGACTACCGCCGTCGTATCGTCCGCATCGTAAGTGCGACGAAGGAAGGCGATGACATCGAATTTCGTCGGGTCTTTGACCGTCGTACTGCCCTTGTACGCCCAGCGCATGAACTGATCGCGCAAGACCGGATCGTTCAGCATATCGGCCGTGATCCGTTTCTTCGGAGCTGCCTGCACGGCTGCGGCAGCCGGTATCGGGTCGGGAGCAGCCGGCAGGCGTTGCACGGAGCTCTGAGGTGGCGCCCCCGCGCCGGTCTGTCTGCCCTTGAATACCTCGGCTCCGATACCCAACCAGGAACAAACCTTCGTCAGCGCATCCGTGGTCGCTCCCTTGCAGGCGTCGCCCAGATCGGCGTTATCGTTGCCGCCAAAACACTCGTAATAGATGCCGTATTCAGGTATCGAAAAACGTAGCTTGACGACGACCATGCGCTCGGAACGTTCGACGATCTCCGTCTCCACACGCCATGAGCCTACGCCGAAAACCTCGTTGAGCCGTTCCGTTACATAAATCGACTTGATAGACGACAGGAACTTCTTCGTCGGATGCTGCGAGACGGCTTCATCGGGAAGACGTCGATCCAATGCCGCCTTCTGTTCAGGGGTGATAGTTCGTGTTTCCATAGCCTACTCCTCCTCGACTATTCGATGCGTGAACTTCTTCGCATCGAGATGGCGCATCATGTACGCGATCTCTTTGCGTATCTCCTGCGTCCGCAACTTGCGGCTCCAACAACCCGATGCTACAATGTTCGTAGGGCGGGCGATCTCGTAGATTTCGATTCTCGTTTTCATTTTATAGATTGTTATGTTTTCCGTAGTAGTTGAGTTTGTCGACAATCGCCGGAAACGACATATCTCCGTAGTCGAAATCCATCACGTTTACGATTTCTATATCGTCTCGGCGGATGTCCAGCAGAGGAGCGCCGGATCCATCGACATCTTTACACACCTCGTAGTGGCGAACCGCTTCCACATGATAGAGGTCGAAATCGGTCTCGACTCTCTCGCCGTCGTAGTCGCCCCTGCTGGTCTGACCGACCTGCTCGCGCAGATCATTGAAGATAGATCTTGCAACTGTAAGGGTTATCGATGTCGTATAATCGTGCGACCGCCCCAATTTCGAAGGATAGATGTCGTATATATCGGTCTTCGATAGCGGGATTGAATAGGTCTGGTTCATCTTAGTGCTCATTGAAAAGTTTGTCGAAGAGTTTATCGAAGCTATCACGGTGCGCGGCCGCAAACCCGTAGGCGGCCAGGATCGCACACGAGAAAAGAACAAGGATCACAAGCTCGGCCATAGGCTATCGGTTTCGATAGATACGACAAAGGGTGTCGAGCGTGCTCTTGATGCCGTCCGTCGACGTAGAGGCGAAGTTGCCTTCTTTGACACGGACACACCAGCGAGAAACCGTCGCAATGGCGCAACGATAAAACTCGTCGTAAGTGAGTGGCGGGTCGATGTGACCGGTTGAGATAATTTGGATAAGTTCCGCCTTCGTAAGGCGGGAGGTAACAGATACGGTCTTTCGCGCCGTAGGCGTTGAAGCGGACGCAGTACGGGCGTCGGCTGTCAAATTTTTGTCACGTCTTGGCATTATGGAAACAAAAATTTGCTGTATGTATATGACAAAAGAGGCGAGGCTCTTCTGGAAATCTGCCAAGACGTCGACTTCTCCGAAAAGAAATCGTCCAAAAAAGAACCCCGCTTTATCTGCGGTGAATCGTATGTTTGTCTTTGATTCGAAGAATCGCCGACGTCTTGGCACTGCAAGTATAGCGACTTCTTTTGAAACCGCCAAATTTTCACCGATATTTTTTCCTGCCAAGTACATATCAGTCGCTTTTAGTAAAGTTTATGAGGTTCGGAGAGACGTTTGCGCTCTCGATAGATGAACAGATCGCGTTTGCGACGCTGAGTATGGACTCGTTTATACCACATGCACCAGAAATAACCGGCCACTCTCTTCCAGAGAGGCGCGGGCTTCAATTCGAATGAATCCATGACTATCGGTTTTTGTAGAGTTTTTCCAGTGATTCGAGGCCGTTCGTGACGTCGAACATCGACGCATAACGGTCGGCAATAACCTCGTTGCACCACTTGGCAACAATGGACACGGCACAGCGGTATAGCTCTGCGGGTGTAATGGGAGCCTTGATGTCCCCAGAAAGAAGTTCGATGAGTTCGGCTTTCGTGAGTTTGTCGAAAGCTGGTGCGTTACCGTTACTATTCTTCACGGATTGAACGCTTGTGTTGTGGTTTGGCATTTGGTTAACACAAGTTAATTAATATGTAAAAAAGAAGGACGTGCCCTCCAGTTAGTCGCCAAACCACCACAACTGCGGGTGCAGAAGTGAACCGAGAACACGCCCTAAAAGGTGCGGTTGTGTATTTCTGAAATTACCCTCAATTGGGTGGTTTGGCATTACAAATATAGCGATTCATTTTGAATTTGCAAAAAAATATGAAAAAAAGCGGGGTTATTAGCCCCGCCGAACACTTAAAATATTATGAACGTTATTTGCCATACAAGATGGCAAATGCCTTACGATGGTAAAGATTCACTTCCCCATAGTTCCCATCGAATATCTTTTTAACTTCAAGCCCGTGTTCTGCCGATATAGCTTTCAGAGCTCGCCACGAAACCTTTCGCCAGTTAATACCGTGTTCCTTTGCCCAACGCTTGATCGAGAACCAATCTTTTGCCTCGTCGAGCTGCTCGGTCTTTTTCTCTAACTGAAGTTGGATTTTTTCTTTCTCCTCTACCGTATCGGCCAACTGACGCAGGGCTTCCGCGTAATTCCTCGGCATTGCCATTGTGTAGGTGCCGGTCTTACGGAGCGTGGGGAGAACTTCATCACATACCCATGCTTGAAACTCTTCGGCTTTCGGAGCATTTGATTTAAGCACCAGTCGATACATATCACCCTCTCTGCCGAATTTGATTGATTGGGTACCTCCGTTTGTAGGAGTTTCCAAAATGGTAACCCCTTTACAGTGGTCTATTACTGCTTTCAGAAACCTGTCCATTCAAGTTAAAGAACCCGGTATCCTACTACCGGGTTTTATCTTGCGGTAGGACGCAAGATTTTTTAGGTTTTTTAACCAAAAAAGAAAGGAGGTGTGACTCCATGTCTGCGTTTGAATTCAAAAACGGAAAGTTGTGCAAGCCTGTTTTCTGCAAGTACATCAAAAAAACGGGAAAATCATTTATCCCAAGAAGGCGAAAGTCTTTGTGATTTGGGTACCAGTAGATAGCGTAGCTTAACGCTCTTTCCGTCGTGGAGTGGTAGGACACTCCACTTTCTTATTCTACAAAAATAGCGCCTTGCTTTTCTTCGGGAATCAAACTTATGATTTCATCCAACATCGGCGCGGGTCTATCGCCCCTACACTCCTTTATAAGCCTATCTCGAAACGCGAACTCATGCGTAAACACTGGACGGCCCAATACCTTTTCAATCGCCGCATGGAATACATCGAACGGCATACACAATCTATCTTGAAATAATTGGAAATCTACAATCTGCTCCGGCGTCCATGTTTCATAACACTTGCTATCGAAAAAAGCGATAGCCTGTTCTTTGGTCAGTTGTTTCATAAACTTGGTTGTTTAACTTAATTTGTGGACGCGGGTGGATTCGAACCGCCACATTCAGAATCAAAGTCTGATGCGCTACCATTACGCTACACGTCTATGACAATATCGTCTATTCAACAGCACTTACCGTTGTCTTTGTAACGATGTCGTACCTCCCCATCGCCTTGCGTGTCTGATACGTTTCTCGATGCCCTTCGATCCATTCATGAACATCGTCCACATTATACAATGCAACGGGTTTGCCTTTCCCATTACGGGAGAATCGAGTACCGACGAAACCGCATATTCGCAACTGATGCAGCCAAAGTTGCGACATCTCGAATATACGGCTCACCGCATCAATGGATTTAAAATTCTCTTGCTCCATATCTTTTGTTTTTGTCGTTATCCAAAAATACCCCACTTTCGCAGGGGCCGGCGCCAGCACCGCCATTACCATAACAGCGGATTCGGATTTCGTGTTCTTAAACAGGGAGACATCTTCAAAACTCCCCGTGGACGCAGGAGGATTCGAACCTCCGATCGTCCGGTTATGAGCCGGCTGCTCTGACCTGCTGAGCTATGCATCCATAAAAGCCGCCCGAACCTACCACTCTCCCACGCATCCTGCGCAGGGCCTCGACTCGTGCGGCCACCCGCCGCGAGCTTCACAGCGGACGACAGGGTGATTAATCTAATAATATGGCGAATTACCTTGCGATAGGTTTAGATACCTTTCTGCGATTTCTTAAATCGCCCTTGCTTATCTCGCTCTCGATCATGCGACGCAAGCTTCGCTTCGAGTCTATGGATAGTCTCCATCGCCCGCTTCAACTTGTCGTTCATATCCAGATTGCGGGAATAGAGCATGTCGGCCCGTTTCTGTTGATACCCCACTTCGTCTCGAAGGCGCGAAATCTCCTTACGATACACCCCGCGCGGCGTAACGTCGAATCCGAAAAAAGTTTTCTCTTTCATAGCTATGAGATGTTGTCTGTTCGAATCATATAATATACTTTATAACGCGATCGACGTCCATCTATCGATTGGCCATCCGTCCAACGGGAGACAATCGCATCGCCCTTGCGACGCAAACGGGTGACGACCTTCCGTAATTCCGTCGTATGGAACCGCCGGAATGCCTGTTGAACCGTCAGCGTACCGCCTTGCATAAGGTAATCCCGAATGTGACGCTGCGGTTCATTTGGTTTTGATTTATCCATATGTATAAGGTTTTAAGGTTTGCGCCCTGTCGCCATCAAAGGCACGGTCGATGCCGCAGGGCAAAAAGCGGGCTTTACGCGGAATAACAAAACTTCTAACCCTGAAAGAACGTGTGCATAAGCCCGCAATTGAGCCCGGAAAGCCGATCAAAGCCGTCCGGGCATAATAATGCGCTTATTTGTCCCGGTGGTCCTCGCCGCTCATGTCATCGCAGCTTCGGAGCCTATGCCGGTCTTTCGCGCATTTCGGCTATTTGCTTACTCGCGGCCGCATCTTCTCAATGGCGGCACATAGTGCAGATACGTTGCAGGCGTCGGTCGGAATGGTGCGGCTCCGACTGCCGGATCGCTTTCTGCCTTGCGGCTGGGGTTGTATTGCCAGCGATCGAACCCCTCACCTCATAGGGTGGCTATTGGCTCCCGTGTCAGCGGTCAGGCTGGCACGGAACAGGGGTATCCGAGAATCTTAAATTCCGTAACTCGATTTTGTTCAAAGCCTGAGGTCACTTCCCAGCTGTACTTATAGCCAAGCTTGTCGTCTGCGTAGTTGCCATCATGTTTATTTTGGCAGAGATAGACTCTGTTGCCTTCTACTCTGACCCTGCCTTCAACGGGCGTACCTGTAATTTTGCACCGGAACCTCCGGCCGTCGCAGCTAAGTAAATCTTTCATCACATTCTTTTTTATTGGTTTAATACTTTCAATCGGCCGGAGCAAATCCTCCGACATTTGGTCTATGATCTTGCCAATATCTTCCCGCACGAACGCCACCAGCCTGTCTGTGATATTTGTAATATCTTCCGTCGTGAGCGCCAAGTGTTTGCATGTTTTCTCGATCGCTTGGTATTCCCGCCACCATCGCCACGGAGTTTTCATATCATGCCTCCGTTCCTTTCTTCTCGATACTCCACGTCTTGTGCAGCGTCGCAATCAAGTCGATATAACCCTTATACTCTTCGATCTGCTCCGGCGTATAATTTTCTGCCTCCCCGATTTTGCGGAAGTGCGCCTGCCATTCCGAAATAGTATGCCGAGTGCAACCGATTTGAATTGCGTCGGCACCCCAATAAGAAACAACATGACGGGAAGCTGAAATAAACAAGGACTTCGGTACATTGCAGTCGTAGCCCAGCTCGCAGCCGTTGCCCAACTTGCAGCCGTAGCCCAACTTGCAGCCGTTGCCCAACTTGCAGCCGTTGCCCAACTTGCAGCCGTAGCCCAGCTCGCAGCCGTCGCCCAGCTCGCAGTCGTAGCCCAACTTGCAGCCGTTGCCCAGCTCGCAGTCGTAGCCCAGCTCGCAGCCGTCGCCCAGCTCGCAGCCGTCGCCCAACTTGCAGTCGTAGCCCAACTTGCAGCCGTTGCCCAACTTGCAGCCGTCGCCCAGCATAATCCCGCGAGCAGCAAATTCATCTTTCAAGCCGGATAAATCATTGTAATGGAAAGGTGTCCATCCGTTCTCCCATAAATAGAGTGTTTTCATCTTTATATCGTTGTTAGGTTATAATCTGTCTTTATACTTCATCGTAAACTCAGCCAGTGAGTGCACCTCGGCCTTACGGAAGGCGTCGCGCTTCGTTGTGCGCACCGTCTCAGGCGATATGTAAAGCATATCCGCGATCTCTTCATCGCCCATCCCCTCCATATAGAGTTTCATCACTTCCTTCTGCCGCTCGGTCAATCGGGTATCGAACTCGGGGCTGCATATAATGCCGGCATACTTGCATTCGCCTTTGATCGGGCAACTCACATCCTCGAAGGTGAAGCGCCCCATCCCGTCGATGTCCTGCCTGTTGTCCAACCGCCCGAAATTGCAGCGAATAAAACGGTGGCAGATCAGGAACCGGTAGTAGTTCACGTTCGCACGGCTCTTGCGGTAAATCTCGGCGAGAGCCTTGAATGCTTTCGGATATTCGGTCTCGATGCGGGTAAACAATGCACCTGTCAGCATCTTGTCTTCGGACTGGTAAGTATGGACGCCTTCGGTATCGCGTACCATTACCCCTCCCTCGGGATCGTTGAAAAACTCTATGCTGCGAAGCGTTTGCATAAGCTATATTGAGTGTTTTTATTGAAATACCTTATTTATACTCGCTACCACGCAAGCACAGTTAATCATATTGAGCAGTACGAGCAATATCCCTCAGGGGCTAACGGCTTGTCTTTTTTAAAATTAGAAATTTATTGATATTATGGCTATTATATTTGATTATCCGTGCTTTATACAGTTTTATTTGCGACAACTCAGGACAAATAAAGACATTTATATTTGGTTGAGTGGTGCAAAAAAGCTAAACTTGCACCACCGACACTTACTCGTACACTAATGGCTACAATATCTGCTTTTGTCCGTACATCTAAGAACAAAACTAAATGTAAAGTTCGATTCCGTATCCGTGACGGACGAGACATTCAGCTTTTTTACACATCAAATTTAGAAATAAATCCGATACATTGGGATGCCAAGCGGCAAGAAATTAAATCGAAGGTAGTATATGATACTATCGAACGGACGAAATTCAATACCAATGTAGCGAAGTGGAAGACAATTTTATTGGAGGTGTATACTTCGTTGTCCGATAAGGAGAATCTATCTTCTGAATCGTTCTGTGCTGAGGTGGATAAGTATTTGCATCCTGAAAAATTCCATTTGCAAAAGCAGGTTTTTTTTGAGTTATGTGATGAATTTCTTCTGAAACGCAAATTATCGCAAGTTCGTCAGGCCAATTTTAAGTCTTTGTTTCGGGTATTGAGGCGGTTTGAGATATGGAGACAGACAAAGGAAGAAGGCTATGTCTTAGACATAGATACTGTGTCATTAGACGATTTGTATGTCATCGATAATTATATGAGGAATGAACATATAATTGCGTCTACTCAACCTCAAATATATATGCAGGTTCCAGACTTTCGTAAACCGAATCCAAGAGGCCCCAATACGATTAGCGGTATGATGAAAAAACTGCGTACTATCTTTATTTGGGCCGTTGATAATAACAAGACAACGAATAACCCGTTTAAGAAATATACAATTGAAGATTGTGTTTATGGTACGCCTTTCTATATATCCATAGAGGAACGGAATAGGGTGTACCGTACTAATCTTACCCGACATCCAAAACTATCTATTCAGCGAGATATATTTGTATTCCAATGTTTGATAGGTTGCCGGATAGGTGATTTGTATACATTGACGAAGGATAATCTAATTCGTGGAGCTATTGAGTATATTCCGCGTAAGTCTAAGGATGGACGGCCTGTAACAGTGCGTGTTCCTCTTAATTCTGCGGCTTGTGAAATATTGGATCGCTATGCAGACTATGAAGGGCCGTCGCTTTTACCATTAATCAGTGAACAGAAATATAATAAAGCTATCAAGCGGATATTTCTCGCGGCAGGGTTGAAACGCAAGGTAACAATCCTAAACCCTCTGACAAGAGAGCCTGAGCAACATCCTCTTTGGCAGGTAGCTTCTTCACACATGGCCCGACGTACTTTTGTCGGAAACCTGTATAAACAAGTCAAAGACCCCAATCTTGTCGGTGCATTATCTGGCCACAAGGAAGGCAGCAAAGCATTTGCCCGTTATCGGGACATAGACGAGGAGATGAAGGTAGAATTAGTCAATTTATTGAGCTAAATTTCGCCTCAGTTCCCCAACAACCGTTTCGTGAATGGGTGCGCACCACTCACTGACTTCCAGTAAAGAAAGTAGATACTTCGTATATTCATTCATAGCTTTTGCATTTACATTTACAACAGATAAATTCATGAATATCCGACCATAGGAGCGTATTCACGTTTCCGGTCAGATAGGCAACCTCTTCACCTTGCATGGCCATTCCGGTTGTGGTGGCGATGTCGTCGCAGAGGTGGCGCAATTCGTGTTCGAAGGAGTTTAGAAACTGGGACTGCGACGATGCGAGGCCTACAACTACGACCGACTGTCGCATACGTTTATTCGAGTAGGTAAATCCCGAATCCATGTCCGCACGTTCCAGATTTCCGCGTACACGTTCCAAAATTGGCAGAGGACACTTTATCTCCTCCAAAGACGAGAGGATAGAGTGTGTATGATAGCCATGTACGGCAAAATAGAATCGCACCAGCCAATCATATTTCTCTATCCTCAAATCCCGAACTTTCATATCCCAGTTGAATATATCTTTTCTACCCGTACACGACTTCTTGTGAGGCGCGGGCGTCGTCTGCTGTTACAACACATCCTTCCAGGGCACATTGGTTCCCGATCCGATCAGGTCTGCGAAATATCGAGTGAAAGGCATTCCCGGATAGGAATCTTTGTCATCGATATAGTCCTTGATGAATCGTGCGAGATGTTGCTCGTCCATGATCGAAGAACCCCAATAATCCGATCGCGCCATGTTTGCCGTATATACGGCATCATAACCGTTATCGTGTTCAAGTAGGATTTCGTGGGTCTTCAGTAATTTGTCCACCTGCTCTTTGGAGAGCGGATTGATCTTCTTGCCATCACGGTCCTTCATACGGTCAATGGCAAATTCCGCCATCTTTTGAGAAAAGGACCATCCGTTTTTTTGAAGATATGCCTCGATGTCCTCGGGCATTTTGTCCCGGACATCTAATCTTTCTCTATCCATATGTCTCGATATTGAAGGGAGGGGACAAAATCCCCTCCCTGGTTCGACTTGTTTACCTGCGAACGTAACGTCCCGTATAGGGACTCCGCCCTCGGCGCTCGCTATATTCGTCGCCGCCATACTCGCCGCCACGCTCTCCGTAGCCGTCTGGCATATAGCCGCCCATGTGGCGTTCTCCGTATCCGCCACGCATTTCGCGTCGCGCATCCTCGTAGCCACATTCGTATGCTTCGCGAAGTTTGCGCTCGATCATCTCATCTCCGCGCTCGCCGTATCCGTCACCACGGTATCGGCCTTCAATTTCCCACATTCTCATGATTTGCTTGTTTTTTGAGGAGTTTGCGATTTAAGAAGAGCTTCAAGCATCGATTTCATGGATACCAGATCGTCTTGTGAGCGACGAAGTTCTTGAACCTCTTTTCTTAGGCTCTGCATCTCCTCCTCCCGTTGCGCTTGACCCGCGTATGCGGGGCTAATCTCGCGCATGATCTGATCGAAAATATCCAGATTGGCCTTGTGTCGTTCGTAAGAGTCTACGACATTTTGGCTCTGCTGTCGTGCAGCGTTTACTGCGTCAATAAGCCGTTCACGAGTGGTCGTGACTGTAAGACCCTCCTTTGTTGCCATGTCGGAATTTACAGGGACGACCCATTTCTGGTCACCCACAGGGAAACTGACTGAAGGCTGCGCCGGCGGGAAATTTCCCGGAGTAGGGAAATATGGTTGCGGAGCCTCTTCAAGTGTTGCCATGTAATATTTCGGAGTTCCACGCATATCGAGCACGTATATTGGGGCTCCTTTCGTTAAATTCGCAAACATCTTCGGTTAATTGTTTTGTGAAGGCTGGGGGGAGAGGACAAGCCCCTCCCATTGCCTTCGGTTAATTATTTTTCTTCGGACTCAGACGGCCCCTGTCATCAGTTGCAGGGTGTCGGTCTGCTTGTCGTAGAAGAGTTGATATACACCCGTTCCCGTGATGTCCGAGACGGTAACGTCCGCACCCGAGTAGGTCGTCAGGTTCTTGGTCTGGCCGTTGGTCTCGAAGAGTACGGGGAGTGTTCCCGTAGTGCCGGCGGGAATGGCCTGCGCAAGCTCTACCAGCACCAGTCCCCGATACCATGAATTAGCGAATGCATGGTTGGGGAAGGAGAACACGACGCCCGTAGTGCTGACGGTTACTCCCGTAGTTTGAAGAACGGGGATACCCCGACGGTTGACGTACTGAAATGGAAATACTGCCATAGCTTCCTCCTTTCCGTACTAACCCCAGAACCCTCCGTTTCCAAATCCGAAACCATACCCGAGACCATATTGTGCAGCGACGCAAGTGGGTACGCCGACGATGGGCGAATAGGGTACAGTGGCCGTCTCGGGCAGCTTGCACTTGATGCCGTTCACGTCGTTCTGCAAAGCGACGACAGCAGCACTTACGGGAGCGACGGCCTGACTTACTACACCAGCTACATATGCGTTCTGATGCTCGAGGTTGAGTTGCGTGGTGAGCGTGCTGTTCTTCTCGCGCAGGGCGTCGATTTTGTCTTGCAGAGCCGTGGTCTGCAATTGGTCGAGCTTGGCAATAATTGCCGTAGTCCCGCTCTGCGAAGTCTCGCGAATCGTGCTTTGGAGCGTGTTGGTCTGCTGGCAGTCGGCCAGACGGGTTTCGTAGCCCTGGCGCTCGATGGCGGTGCGGACGTCGCAGCAGCACGATGCCATCTGCGAGAGCACCTGAGAATTGCCCGACTGAATGGCGTTGATAATCTGCTGTGCCGAGAGCCCCGATTGAGACTGAATGTTGCAGAGTGCCGTCTGAATCTGCTGTACAGAACAGTTGAGCGACGAGGCGAGCTGGTTGATCGCCGTACCATTGCCCTGGATGGCGTTCATCAAAAGTTGACGTCCTGCGTCGCCATTCAGCTCGGCGGGAAGATTCTGAAGGCCTCCGCGACCACCGAAACCGCCCCAGCCGTTACCACCCCAGATGGCCCAAAGCAGGATCATCCACATCCACTCCCAGCCATAGCCGTTCCCATAACCATTACGGTTGTTGCCGTTCATCAAGGCAGCTACGAGGTTGCCATCCATCGCGCCACCGTTGTCGAACACTAAAGTTTTCTCGTTCATGTTATTGACTTTTTACATTGTTACGTCCGTTCGGCGGACATTTCCGTTGAGCTCACAATGCAAAACTACAGTGTCAAGATGCGATGGCCAACGTTTTAATTCTTAGTATATTCATAGTTAATTCCTATTTTGTTCTCTATACGGCGGAGTATCGTTCTGAATATAATTCCGCTGTGTTTGTATCGAGTGTTGAATAAGGCTGATATTTGCATGACGGCACGATACGACAAACCCATCATACGGGCAATTTCTGAGGCTCGAAATCCATTTCTTAATAATAAGTAAACCAAAATGTATCGAGCATCGACCACTTCGGCAACTCTCTCGTGTGAAATGATTCTTTCTTCGGCTATTTCAGTCTCAACGGATACCTGATTTAGCAATTTCGCAAATATCTCTGTTTTTCGCATCGCTTATTCCGTTTTTTTGTTTACCTTTGCTATACCCCTGTACAATACAAATGTCCCACACTCACGAAAAGGAATAGTCCTCAGCGCGAGTGGGGGATTTGTACAGGGGTGTACTTTTTCTGCGAAAAACGTTGGGGACTTTTTATACTCTCTCCCCAAAGAGTTCATCAATAGGAATTAAAAACTAAATATAGTCAATGTAGCCCGAGCCGCAATATAGCTCTTTTCTTGAAGTGGATTATAGCCGAGTATTATATCACCTCCCCATCTTCCTCTCGTATAGCGTCCGTAGATGCCCGCCCACTGGTTGTATGGATCGATTCCGAGGGCGAGTCCCATTTCCCAGCGCGGCGGCCGCACCTCGGTATGCAGTTTTGTAACCGTAATCTCACGGACAACGGGCTTTACTACGGCCGCAGCCCGCAACAGCCGGTTTTCTCCTACGGTCGCATCGACAAGGAATGTTCCGGTCGAATCGGCGGAGAAATCCAGCCGGTAATCCCGTTCAAGCAGATAGTCGGCGATGATCGCGGCTGTATCTACACGCATGTATTTCCATACCGTATCGGCCGGTTCGCGCACCGCGACCGGATAAGGTTCCCGAATGGTGTCGTACACGGGAACCGGCCACGGCACCCATCGGGTAACGGTGCTGTCGCGCATTTCGACGGAAGCCGCCCCGCGGCGGTAGCCCCAGCCGAAAAACAGTGAACCGACGATGAGCACGGCCAACAAGTATGCGAGCAGTCGTCTCACAGATGCAACACCTGCCTTCGGTTCTTCCCGTCGGCACGGTATGAAATATGAATCCAGCGGCCCCGATTCTCGTCGATGAGCTGGTCGAAGGGGATCGCGCTGGCTGCGATGCGTTCGAACAGCCGCAGATTATCCGCGACGCTGCCGGTGGTGATGTCGGCCGCTTCGCCCTTCATGTGCTGGCTTGCCGCAGCTCCGCCGACAGCTGCGTTGAGCGCCGGCGATCGGTAGCCGCTGTTCACGCCGATCGGCTTGCCCCAAAGTTCGCGCACGGGATCGAGGCATTCGTCCATCAGCGCATTGAGCCGGCGAATGACGTCGTGCGACGGCGCGTTGTCGATGCTGCGCGCTGCGGCCGTATCGGAACGCACTAATTCGGAAAGGGTGAAATACGTTGCCATACCTATCCTTTCATTCGGTCATACCACATCTTTGCCCGCCAGCCTGCGGCGGCTCCTGCGGCCGCCCCGAATCCTGCGCAGAGCGTCGCCGTAGTACGGATGCCGCTCGGCAGGAGATTGAACAGAACGACCAGCGCAATGACGGCGGCCGACACACAGAGTGCGATTTTGACTTGCTTTTTCATGGTTTTTACAGTACTAAGGTTGAAGCGATTCATACGTTATCGATACTCGGGCAGCAGGTATTGGATGTTCATGGCCGCCGTGTGCATGATCTCCCGCGCATTCTCCTCCGATACGGACAGCGGGCGGGTGAACTCGCAGAAGATGCTGCCTATCCAGTCGTGGCGGTTGTCGTTGAGCCGTTTGATGATGGCCGCCCGACATCCGTAACTCGAAAGGATGGACTTCGCATATTTGTCGTTCACCTGCTCGTCGATGTCCGTGATGTAGAGGAAGAGGTTCTTCACCAGATCGCTGCTGAACTTCGGCACCTCCGAAATCGGAAGGCCCTGCATGTGCGGTTTCATCGGTTCCACCCCTTTGCGCTTGACCTCGTAATAGACGGACAGCAGGCTTTCGTTGCCGAGCGGATGCGGCTGTACGATATAGACCCGATCGGCATCCAGCTCGTGCAGAACGCTCCACAACTCACCGTATACGATAGACGAATTGTCGGCCCGACGGATACTTTTCGTCTCTTCGTCCTTTTTGAACTTCTCGATTTTCAGGTCGGTCAGCTTGTTTTTGCTGTACTGGTTATAGGCGAACCACGCAGCGATAATAGTTCCGAGGGCACTGATGATTGCGGGGAGGTATTCCATAGCGATTTCAAAGGTTAGGCGTCGTGTACATGCAGTGATTCCACCTCTTCGCGCTGCGCCACCCGCTCGGCTTCGAGCTCGGCGAGGGTCAGTTCGTTACGGTTGTACTCCTCTTCTATCTGCCGGCGTTCGTCGTCTGTCAGCGACAGAATTTCCGAATCGGGCGGAAACAGAATGCCGGAATCTGTGTAGTTCCATTTTTCCAATCCCCGTTCATCGGTAATCTTTTCCCCATACAGGTTGCACAGGATGCTGCCGTCCTCCACGATTTGCATCGCTTCCGCCTCGCTATAAGGCGGGAAATCGATCTTCTTTCTCATACCCCTAAATATTTACATATTACTCTTACTCGCATACCTCCGGACGTCGTATTTCCTGTCGCCTTAACTTTAAGAAATTGGGCAGTAGGGTCTATCGTGATACCTGTCCCATTATATACGGATTTGTTACCGGCGGCGGAGACTGAATATACGGCTCGTGCGTTATTGACCGTCGCGCCGTATATGAACGCCCGTTCATCCGTCCAGTTTTGCACGATGACATTTGTCAATGCAGACGCATTGTAATTATAAACGGCCACGGCCATAGCCACACATCCTCTCGGTACGTCGATCCGTTTATTGGCTGTTCCTTCGGCAATATCGGTAAAGAATATACCGCTGTCTATGACTATTTCGCCTTGATTCGGGACACTTTGATACGACAGTTCTGCCGTGCCGCCCGTTGCGGTCGGAACATACGGCAGATCGAGGCCCGCGCCCGACGTGTCGCGCCACTTGTCTGCCAACAAACCGGCAGCGATGTATTCGGCAACAAGTCCGGTGCGCATCTCACCCGACAGAGGCAGCATATACCGTTCGGGCTCGCCGCCGTTCCATAGATTGACGACCTCCGAGGCCGTAAGGGCGTAATTGAAGATGCGATGAAAACGGACAATTCCTTTGAAAATGTAAGCCGAGGTAAGCCGGCCGACGATATACACATTCGCATTTTGATAATTGGGAAAAACAGATGTCTGATTTGTCAGGACTCCATTTACATATACTTTCCCCGTTGTATTCGCAACATCCACCGAAAGTAGCACATGGTATGATGTTTCAGGAGACACCCGACCCGCATTCTTTAACTGTGACCCTATGTACGCATACATCGATCCATTAGAGACAAACAGTTGAACGTTGCTTTGGGAGTCCCTTGCAGTCGTAAATAGCCTTTGATCCGTAGTTACGTCATCTCCTGTCGTGAAACATATTTCATGTGTCCGATCCCCTTCGAACAACAATGCCGGAGCGTCTGACGAAAAATATCCATCCGAGGTATTTACGCCCGTCTGACGCCCCTGCAAAGGGGCTATCTGCGACGACTCGACGAAGCCCGTCGTGGGGTCGAGGTCGGCTTTGCCGGTCACCATTCCCGGAATCTTCGCGGCCTCTTGATTCGCATTTTCCGCAGCGTCGTCGGCCTTCTTGGCCGATGCGTTCGCCGCTTCGGTGGCCGCAACGGACTGGTCGAGCAGATTGTCGATCTCCTCGCCCGTGTGACGGCTCTGGTAGTAAGTGGTATTGTTCTCTGCCATGATTCTATTCTGTTTCAATTACATTGTGATCGAGGCTTTCCATGAAAGCCATTGTCAATTTATCTCCGCAAATGCTGTTGAGCATTTGCCATTCTTCGTCGGTTAGTTTGATCGCACCCTGACTGTTGTATATCTTTTCGGCCAATAGATGACCGGCAATACGTGTGGCTGTGACGAAAATAACATCTGCTATTTCCTCGCGAATATCCACTATCTTCGAAGCAGTTCTTTTATAGTTTGTAAAGAACTTGAATTCTTTGAAATTGATGGTCTTTCCCATAATCAGTATGATCTGTTAATTAAATATCCGCTACCGTCCCATATTATATCGAATCTTCTGTATTCGTTGTAGGCAATAGAAATCGTCTGATTGCTTTTATCTTCCTGCGTGGAACCATGTTGGAGAATACAAGAGGCAGGCACATGAATATAGCAATTACCGTCTGCTACTTTCCATATTCTGAAAATCTGTCCCTCGTAAAGTTTTTCTTTTTGAGGAAGCGTTACTCCTGTCTCCGCCCCTGCAAGTTCTATTTCGCAATCTGTCGAAGGGTCTACGGTATAGGAACCTGAATTGATCTTGTGAAGTCCGCGTGCCACACTTTTTAGCTGCGATGTACCTTCGACAATTGAAATTGCGCTGTTTTTGTATGCACCAGTTGCACGTATAGTAATAACAACATTTTCGCTGGAAGGATCAATTATAGATCCTAAAACGTGTTGTTGGATATTGTTGAAATAGGCAATCCCCTGTGCTCCCAAAACACCTGGGACAGAATCCAAACCAATAATGGCAAGTAGCGAATTATCAGAGGAATGAAATTCGATATTTCTTGAATCTAAACCCATACCGGACTCACCGGTTTCAACACCAATTCTACCTGAATGAATGGTTATCCCTCCGATCGTACCTCCTGTTGCTGTAAGATCAGCCGTCGTGATTTTGCCGGTTATTTCGGCATTTACAGCATATAGTTTTCCTGCTTGCGTCACACGGAAGGGCGCGGTATTCATTGATTCTTTTCCCGATCCCGCCCAAATCCTCACACTGTCATCGGTTGTTCCGGCGCCCGTGATACCAGCCTTGACAGAAACCTTTGCATCTCCAAGTTGAATGGTACCCGTAGTGATGAGCCCGTTTTCTACCGTTGTTGCCGTGTCGTCGCCGGTAATCACCCAGCCCTTCTCCCCGTAGTAGGTCTTCGTGTATCCCAGCGGATTCCCGTCGGCACCGACGGGCGACCACGTGTCGCCGGCTTTCATGTCCGTCGGCGGATCGCTTTCGGGATTGGTGTAGCGGTGCGACGCCTTGTCGCCCGCGGCTTTCTGCGCCGCATCGATCCGTTTGAGGATTGCGTTGCGCTCGGTGTAATAATAGCGTATATCGTCGTAGTCCTCTTCGACGGGAATGTTTTCGGGCGTCGAAGCCGTATATTTGGCAAAAGCGGCGATCGCCAGGTCGTATTGCTGGTTGTAGTTGTTCGTACTCACTTCGTACAGGTTCGCCTGTGCGACGATCGTGTAGTGCTCGGCCCGGATGTCGGCCTCCTGCTGACGCATCGCCGTCTTCTCGGTGGGCGAGATCACGTCGTCCGAGGCCCATTCGTCGAGCCGCTTTTTCGCCGCTGCGGCCTCCTTCGCCGCTTCGTCGGCCGTCTGCTGGGCCTTGTCGCTGAGCCCCTTGTACACCGCGTCCAGCGCATCGTAGTAGGCCGTGAACAGCTCGGCCAACCGGCGCGGATCGAAGCCTTCGGTCACTTCGTCGTCGTAGAGCCGCATGGCGGCCAGATAGTCGCGCAGAGCGAGGTAGGACGTCGTCAGCGACGATGCGGAAGCCTCGCCGCTGCGCAGCATGATCTGCGCGTACTGCTCCGACTGCGGCGCGGTACGCACGAGGAAGATTTCGCCGTCGGCCGTGGCGAAGACGGACAGCCCCTCCGCTGCGGCGGCGATCTGCGCGTACTGCTCCGACTGCGGCGCGGTACGCACGAGGAAGATTTCGCCGTCGGCCGTGGCGAAGACGGACAGCCCCTCCGCTGCGGCGGCGATCTGCAACGCATGGTAATACGAACCGCTCCCGCCCATCTCGACGACGCTCGCCGCACCGTTGATCGTCTCCCACTGGATGCGCATCTGCTGCTTCTCGACGATGTCGAATACTGTGTCGTCGTTCATTGCGGCAATCGCATCATTCGCTTCGCTTGCTGCTTGCTGGGCTTTGTCGATCTGTTGCTGTGCCGTAGTCCATTCTGAGAGATTATGTAGTCCGGAGCTGTTCTTGCCTATAACGATGTCGGCTTTGATCTCCATGCGTCGCCTTGTTGCGCCTTCCCTTCGTTGATATGTGATGTATGTCGAGTCAGGATCGGAGAGATCGCGGTCTCCGAAGAACATGTCGCCGTAAACATACATGTAGGCTTCGCCGGTAAAAGGGTTGACACCCTGCCCGACATAGTTTTTCTCCGAGAGGGTATAACTGTCGATGTGTGCGAGTATGACGATAGAACCTCCGGTTGTGGCATCTATGACTACTGCCGATTGCCGTGCAACGTCAGTTCTATTACCGAACTGTACGATATTGTCTCCCACGTCGGGGATTCCGTTGCCGTCAGCGTCCGTTTTCGAGAGATCGACGTAGTTCTCCGTAACGGCCGTAACCAGACGCCAATAGTACTTTATAACCGTATTGCCTTCGGCAGCGTATCGTTGGCAACGAACTTGGTCGCCGACTTTAAGGCCGCTGTACTTAGCGCCGTCGTGATTGTTGTAGTAGCATCGATATGCCGTTGCCGTCTCTTCTACCGATGTGCATTCGAATCCCCCGCAGGAAAACACCGTTTCTCCGGTGACGAAATCCGTTTGCCGGATGACGAGTTCATTGAAAACAGCATCCTTGCGCACGATGAGCCGATCGGCTTCCATGACGGAATTGCCGGCTACATCTTTATACATTGCATACCCGGCACCGGAGAAATCCCCTTGTCTGAAATCGCGCGATACGATGTCGCCGCCGACAGCTATATCTTCCGAGAATAATGTGTTGCCTTGTACTACACCCCCTTTGCGCTTGTTCAGAAACAACGTCTCGATCGCTAAGGCGGAGTAGGTGTTGTAGTCGGTGGGGTATGTAAGATCGTATTTCGATCGTATGAGGTAGATGCCGACCCCTGACACTACACCGATTCGTTCGGCATAGGCTGCGGCATCGATGCTCTTTTCGATCTTTCCGAATCGGGAATATGCCGTGTTGTCACCGACAGTGTATGTGGCGATATATTCGTTGTAGAGTTTCTTTTCATATCCCTGAATGCGAGACAACCGCCCCTGCTCGCCGAATCGAGGGCCGATGAGTAACACTTTCTGTCCGACGTCGTAGTTCTTGTCGTTCTCTTGACAATATACGGGATTTGTAGGGCACGGGTATACATCGGTGTCGCTGCTGTTTTTCGCTGCCCACGATTTGCCGGCTTCCAATAGCTCCTGCTCGGCTTCCCGTATACGCTCTTCGGGTAGGTTAACGCCGGTCAGAACAAACGTATCGCCGGGTTCGGGATGAAGGCTTTCGTTGGGAATTATGATCGGTCGTTCCTCTCCCGAATCCTGCGTCTGCGCAATGATTTCGAATTTCTTGTCGAAATCGCTTTCGTTGATGCTCAGTTCGAAATCCCAGCCATTGAGGCTGCCGCTGGTAAAATGCGCTCCTATCGTTTCTCCCGCGATCAGGTCGTCTGGTGTAAATGGAGTATCTGCACACACCATGACGTAGGCATAGAATTTCGTCCCGTCATCCATCGAACGCTCGACAGTTTCTATGCTCGTAACGGTTTCCGTATTCTTGGGATAGATGTCTTCGAAAAAGGCGACTTGCTCCACGATGTCGTTGGGGTCGAGCGGCGTCCATGCATCGATGTATTGCTGGCCGTTCGGCAGGTGTAGGCGTGTCTCCGATATGTGATTGGTCACTCCACCTTGTTCGGAGGAGGCGTAGTCGCTCGTAAGGTTGCGGGTGGAGCCGAAGACGTAGAAACGAGTGCCATAGTTCGAGTTGTCGCCTTTCTGCTCGGGAATAGAACTTACGACATCACCGCGTTCGAACCGTTCGGGTGTTCCGAATTCCAGCTTGCCGAAATAAATCCATATTTCATCGCCGTTTTCGACCGTCCACCACTCCACGTCGAATGTTTCGGCAATCGTGTTGATCGCATCCCAGCAATAATCTGCATCGAAAGAGACGAGTTTCACTTGCTTTGCCAGATCGTCAGGTACGGCAGCCACTTTCCAGTCTGTCGTGCCCAGAAAGGCGTTCATGTTGTCGGCGATGAGATTACCGAAGGATGCGAGGTCGGTCGTGTCGCTGAACGTCGCTTCGTCATTGGCTCCTTTCAACCAGAAGACCTTGCGGCGCTTCATGTGGTTTTGCCGTGCTTCGAATTTAGGCGTGTATTTATATCCGCCTGTCGTGGCGTTGTATTCGGGACGGGCTTTCTGGGATATGATCTCGAATTTTCGTCCGCCATATAATATATAGCTACCCGTTTTGAAATCTACTTGCTCTGCGGTCTCGAAAGACAGTTGGACGTAATAATCGCCCATGAGCTCGTATTTCACGATAGCTTCGCTTGTGATAGGAGCCTCGTATAACTGATAGCCTTGTCGATCGAATATAATCATGTATCTTCGTCGCTGATGTGGTCTGCATCCTCACAGACACTTCAAAGGTCGTTATGTTCGGCACATTATGCAAGAGTATTGAAAAATATTTTTCGTTCACATTTTTTGTGAATATCGAAATAAGCATTATATTTGCTTTGTGAAATCATTGAATAATGGATATAGTTTTCGAGAAGGAGTACTTGGAGGATTTATACTTTAAGGGAAAGAGCAAGGATAAAAAGCACCGTTTACAGCCGGAAATCATTAAGGCTTATAAACGATGCATAGACCGACTGGCGTCCGCTCCGAATATAGAAACACTATATCAGATTCATGCTTTGAATTACGAAGTATTGGTTGGTGACAAAGCTGGTATTTCATCCGTTCGCATCAACGACAAGTACCGCCTCGAATTTAAGGTATGGGAGCAACAGGGAGAGAAAATTATTACTTTATGTCATATATTGGATATTAGTAACCATTACCGTTGAAATCATGGAAACGACACGCAAGATTTATAGAGAGGATGAACTTATTCCATTTGAGCCGACCCATCCGGGGGAGATTCTTAAAGAGGAATTGGAGAGCCGCGGAATTTCACAGCGAAAATTCGCAGAGATAATAGGTATTCAGTACACGGCATTGAACGAAATAGTGAATAGCAAGCGCTCGATTTCTACCGATTTCGCAATTATGTTGGAGGCAGCATTGGGTATTGACGCTATTTTTTGGGTGAATCTACAAACCCGCTATAATATGCAAACAGCCAGAAAAGACAGTAAATTGCTGGAACGCATCAAGCGGATCCGCAGGGTTGCCGCAATATTGTAGGATTGCGAATGAATAAAATACGCTTGATTCAAGCAAGAAAAAACATTTTTTCATCATAAATTCATTTTTCCTTCGAAAAATTTGGTCGGGGGGGGAAATCGTAACTTTGCACCACCTAACCAATACAATTTATGATATGAAAAAGATTTTACTATTGTTTGCTGCGGTAACTACAATTGTGTTCGCAGGGTGTTCGGATGATGATGAAAAAGCATCGAATCCTCTATCTGGGACTACATGGGAACGAACAGAGGACGGCGTCTTGGGCTCGTTATCATTTAGTGATACTCAGTGTAAATTTACTCTGAAAATAGCGAGTTCATCCAGTAATTATGCAACAACCATCTATGATTATACATATGATGATCCCAAAGTAACATTGTATCCTTTGGATGATGATTTGGCAATTTTGGAAGGAGAGATATCTGGCTCGGCAATGACGGTAACAAATACCTCTTCGGGAAAAAATATTGGGATTTACATCAAACAATAAATATGATACTCTATTTAGTGTCTTTCGGGATGCTTAAATAAAACGATAGCCGAGGCAAAACCTCGGCTATTGTTCATTTACAGGGTGGTATTTAGATATAGATTAATTAATCAAGGTAATTAATTATAAGACAGCAGTGACAGGAGCTAATTTAATTCTTTTTGTTATTTCTTCTCCATAGGCTGTTGTATAAGTAACAATAAGTTGATACCGATCTGTTTCAGAATTTATTTGTTTCATCTCATCTATGCCAATGCTACTAAAATAATACGTTAACTTAGGCGCACATTCGAAACTGTATTTAGATTTATTGTGAATAGATAAATTCAAATCCTGTATTTCCACAAGCTCGTTTCCATTACGCACAACAGTATACCCATTTAGTATGATGGATCGATCTCCATCGTTTAAGGGACTAATAAATTCTACAGATGCGTTCGCTGTTATCTCTGTTTTACCATTTAGGATAGATAATATTGAGTGATAATCTATATCCACCTCTTCATTAGGAACTGCTGTATCATGTCCGATACATACAGGGCAACAGCCAATTATGTCACCATATTTAGCATAAATATATGCAAATCCATTTTTCTTAGGAGTTCCAATTGCGCCATTGGTAAATTGTCCTTGACTTGTTATTTCGATTATATCAGGATCAGAAGTATACCAAATGGGATTAATACATGCATTTCCATCTTCTACATAGCTATATATCAAGAATGAATCGCCTACATCTACTATATCAGATCCACTAATAGATACATTTATTTTTTTGAGATCAGTAACATTAACATTGAATGTAGCGGATAAATAATTTTCGGCAGAAATGGTAATTTTTGTTTTCCCTGGTTTATAAGCGTAAATGGTTACATCTTTCTCTGTTAATAAATTGAATGTAGCAATGTCCGGATTCTCCGATTCAATTTTGATATTTGAAATTATTCCTCCTAATGTATTTGTGAAATGAACGGTATGGAGAGAACCTTGTATTATTTCACAATCAGTTTCTTGAATGATAATAGCATCATCATAGACTGTTACTTTACATTCGTCTTTAATTTGTTTTGGATTAATGACAGGCGAGGCAGTAATAGTAGCATGACCAGATTTGAGCGCAGTTATTTTCCCCTCCTTGACTGTCGCAACTTCTGTATTATTGGAATACCATTCGATTTCCTTATTTATGGCATCATTCGGAATGATTCGTGCCGTAATATCAATTTCCTCACCCTTAATTAAATTTATATCCTTATTACTAATAGTAATGCCAGAAGGTGCCCTTTCAATCGTTACAAAACACGTGGCAACGATATTCTTTACTCTTATGATAATATTTACCTTTCCAGGTGTTTTTGCTGTTATTGTTCCCGTTTCATCTATTGAGGCGTAATATGGATTAGTAGATTCATAAATTATTAAATCTTCCATATAATCCGGATCTACGGTAATATTTAATTTGTATGTATCTCCATCATATAGGGTCAAATAATCGGGACATCCAATAATCATTGGAGTCTTGTCTGTTTCCGAACACGAAGTAACAATAAAACAAATGATGAGGGTTAGTAAGTATAATAATCTTTTCATATTATTGATTTTAAGTTTTTACAAAAGTACCTGCCCTTCCTCTTTTATGCAAGAAATTATTACGCTTTTTTGAGAGAAAACGTTTTTTCTTGCTTGAATCAAGTATATTTTATACATTTGCAATGTTCAAGCAGTATTAAGGGTGTGGCGACGCACCATATCAAGGTGCTTTTTTGTGCCTTAAAATATTTTCAGCGGTATTTCACCCCGTGCCATGATTGCAATGATTATGGCAACACCCTTAAAAAGTGCTTGAACAGCGGGTCAGAGAAATACCGCTGTTTTTATTTCTCAATTAAATGTTCAAGCACTATGTCAAACACTCAGTTAAGTCCTGCAATGCAGGCTCGCCTTTTGGCGATTGCCGCTAATCTTGCGGCCTCGATGGAAAGTAACATTAAGTCCATTGAAGAAACGAAACAATCCCTATTCTCTTTATTAGCAAAAGTTCCGGCCGAATATCGTCCTAACATGAGCGATGTGATTGCGGGTGCAGATCAGGCAATTTCCGAAGCTCGTCAGCGCCTCGACAGGTATCAATCTTTAATTGCATAGGCCATGAATACTCCGCAGATATTCAGTAATGAAAAATTCGGCCGTGTGCGTATAATCATGGCCGACAATAAGCCGATGTTTCTTGCAAATGATGTGGCTAAGGCTCTTGGGTATACCAATCCCCGAAAAGCGGTTGGCGATCATTGCAAGGGTGTAACGAAACGTGACACCCCCACTAAAAGCGGAAATCAGCAAGTTTCATATATCCCAGAATCCGACGTATATCGCCTTGTCATGCGTTCGAAACTCCCGCAGGCAGAGCAATTCCAAGACTGGGTTTGCGACGAGGTATTGCCGACTATTCGTAAAACCGGAGGTTATGTCGCTGCACACGACAATGACACGCCCGAAATGATTATGGCTCGCGCCGTCCTTGTAGCGAATGAAACTATTGCCAAACAGAAGCAGCAGCTCGAACAAGCCCACAAGCAGGTTGCCGTTCTCGCGCCCAAAGCCGAACTTATGGACAAGGTGCTCGACACCGACCAGAAGATCGATGTCGGGCAGTCGGCGAAGATTCTCGGCCTGCCTTTCGGCCGCAACACGCTTTTTCAAAAGCTGCGCGAACGCGGCATCTTCTTCTGCAATCGCAACGAGCCGAAACAAGAGTATATTAACCGAGGCTATTTCGAGTTGAAAGAGAAATTGATCGACCGTAACAATCACGAATCTTTCACGGTCATCAAAGTTCTTGTCACGCAGAAAGGCCTTGATTTCTTGGCCCGGCAATTCGAGGTTGTCCAAACGCCCAAGAAAATGGCGACCATAAAATGACCCCTGTACAATCCCAATAGCTCACGTTGAGAGCGCTCCGCAACAATGCGGAGCGTTTTTTGTTCATGTCCTGTTTGCGGGGTTCGGCTCGTTGAATTTTACCGACAATTTCGATGTACACCGATCGGCGGACAAAGAATAGCTATTGGAACTTCCCATATAGGTTAGGTGATAGTTGACGTCGTTTCCAATAGCCGGAACATTGATAGTAACCTTTCCGGCCTGCAAGAGCGTGTAAAAGCTCCTGAGATTGGCGAGATGATCTTCGGGCGTACTTCCCATTATGACAAATGAGAGTGTTACATCGCGTGCGGCAAGGAGCGGGTTATTGTACAACACCTCTTTGCCGTTTTTGAGACGGTCGTCGTTTTCGACGAAATCTTTCAGTCCGGCCGGCGCGAGAAGATTGGCGATAAACGAATCTCCCATGACGATGCCGATAGACTGTGCGTCGGTTCCATTTATAAAGAGGTCTCCATTCATTTTATTTCTCGGTTAAGACTTTGCGTAAATATAATACTGCCGAATCGATTACGTCATATCCCTTTGAACTGACAAAGGGGGCATAGAACATTCCCACGTCTAATACGACGCCCGTGTTGGGTTTGTCGGCTTTGTCGAGCATCTTGTTTGCCGAATCACGTGCGTCCCAATAGATCGCATTCTGATCCCCGATGAAGCGCACCTTCTCTTTTCCGGCATAGGTGACGACATATCCTATCGAGCTGCGCAAGTTCCACGTGTGATTGAGATAATTGGCTTTCTGCTGCTGGATTTTTACCGCTTCCCTGGCGTGTCCGTCAAAATAATCGACGACTTCTTTTTCGATACCGTCGATGAATTTGTCGAGATCGCGTATGTCTTTCTTTATTTTCATGGACTATATTTGATTCGTGTTCCTTTTGATTGCCGCAATATCCTCCGCCATGACTTTCAGGGTGGCATTCATGGCTGAGGTAGTGTCGTTGATCTGTTGAACCTCCATATACGTTTGAACGGCATATTCGAGCATTTCATTATTTACACGCAAGGAAGACGATACGACGTATTGTACCGATATTATTGCATTGAGGATTTGGTTTATCTGAGCTGTTTGGGGCATTACGGCTCCCCGAATGTCGGTGACCTTGCCTTGCACATCTGTGAAACGTCCGTTCAACTCACTGGCCGTATCTTGCGACATTGCCTCGAATCCTTTTGTGGTCGCAGACTGAGCGGATGCAGATGTTTTATCATATCCCGTAGCTTCTGCGATTTGATCCCGCAGTTCTAATCCTCGCTGCACCATGAAATCCCATCCTTCGCGCAAGTCTTTTATCTCTTCGGAATCCAACCCTCCGCCGCTTTCCATTGCTTCGGCGAAATCTTTATACCATTGCTCCATATCGTCTTTGAGCAGTGCGTCCAATTTCGTGCGGAGCATCGCCTTCATCATATAATTCGAGAAGTCATTGGCGAAATTCTCGGCCGAAGCGTCCATATCCATCAAAGTATCGACGAAACTGTCATACAGGCTGTCGAACGAGACTTGTGTCAAGGCTTCGTTCAGCAATTCCTTGTTCTCTTCCAGCCTTTCATTCGATTCGATGAGTTCGTTTATATACTCACGTACTTTTTCAGGAAGATAGCTCCAAATGATGTCCGACTCCTTTAAGGAAATAAGTTGATCTGCGGATAGGTCTCCGAGATTCATCGTCCCGGAAGCAAAGGCTTTGGCATAGTCTCTTCCGAGTAGTTTTACCAGATCCAGGTAAAAATTGGGAACTTGGGCTGCAACTTCGTTGAAGTTGTGTTGTGCGGAATGCGAGCCACTGTCGTATTGCAACATCTCGCCTTTGATCGCCTTTATTATGTTGCGCTGCTCCTTCAATGTCGCTTCTGTGGCGCCTGCGGCTGCTTTCACAGCCTCCGCACCTGTGGAGCTTGATATGAGGTCTCGCATTTTGTCGGCGGCTTCTCCATATTTATCAGCTAAGGCGTTTGCGCTTTCAATATAATCTTGCATATCGCGCCCTTTGCCGGCAAAAAGAGTTATAAGTCCGCTGACAGCAGTCGCCGCCAATGCAATACCGCTCGTAATTCCGCCCATAATAGAAGAGAATGATGCTTTCCCCTCTTCCTTTATTTCATCTTTGATGGATTGTATGGATTCCGAAAAGGTTCCGGCAGATGTAGCTATTTCGCCCATAACGGAGAGAGTATCGGCAAGTTCAGGTGCAAATTCTTGAAGACCTTTTGCAGCCTCTCGAACGGAATCGGCAATGGCTCCGAACGCCGTAGCCGCCTCTTTCCAATCTTTATTATGGGTAGATTTCTTGGCGCCGTTAAGCCGCTTTTCTAAAATCTTGATTTGTGCATTTAATTTATTTATCGTATCGAGATATTGTTTCGCTTCTGGGGTTTCGGACGAATCTAAGGCATCGAAAGCGTTTCTCGCCTCCTCTAATTGTTTTTTGGTTTCGGACATCAGCTTTTCCAATTGCGCTACTGTCTTGTCTGCTAAATCCTTCGTCCATGCTGATGCTTCGACCTCGAATTGTGCTATTGCCGCATTGCGTTCCGCTTCGAGTTGTGCCCGCTCTCCCTCTGTTTGCGCCTTTGCCAGTTTACGATCGTATTCGTTTTTGGTTGCTTGAAGCCGCTCCCGAAAAGTCCCGTATTTTATTAGATATTCATTCCATTGGCGGCTTTCATCTGTATTTATATTCGATACCTTTCTATGAGCCGTAATTTCCGCACCGGCCCTCAGTGAATCGAATAACTTCTGTTGTTGCTCGGTCAAGCCTTTTCCTTGAAGGGCAATAATTTCTCTTTCCCATTTCTCGATCTCGGCTATGCGCTTTTTGTAATCGAGGTCGATTTGGGCAAGGCTCTTTTCCGATCCCTCCCGCATGGAGTCTATTTCGGTCTGCTGTGCTTCATATTGCAGTTTCAACAGATCGTCTTGAAGCTTTTTGCGGTTTTTTTCTGTTTGCGATGCGTTCTTTGAGGCGTTTTTCTCCGCTTCCTTGAACGCATCGTTCATCTCATCGGGAGTAAGGGTTGTAAAAAGTTTCTCCGCTTCGGGTGCGAGTTTCTCATTCGCTTTTTCCAATGTTTGGTAGAAAAGTTGGGCGTCACCGTTGAAATCTTTTTCGATGCGCTCCCAGATCGCCTTGCCTTCGTCTCCGAGCTTTTCCAACTCGCCTTGAAACCTCTTTCGGGCCTCCTCTAATCTATCTTCGGCCGCTTCGAGACGGCCTTTTTCTTCGGTAGAGGCAGATTCTGCTATATAATAATACAAAGTAAGGCTACCGTTGGGATTAGACTCTTGCAATCTACTCGCCTCTGAGCTAAATTTTTTATTATACTGTTCTTTGGCGTTCGTTGCATTTTTTAGCGCTTTCGTATATTCGTCATAGGCGCCACCCGTCAGTTTTATATATTCCAAATTTTCGGTATTCTTAGCTATGATATTTTCCGCCGCTCTGGCTTTCGCGACCTCGATGATCGCGTTTTTCAGGTTGTTATATACGTCGATAGCGTTTCCGACCATTATCTGTTCGGTGCTCATATTGGAGAAATAGGCAGGGTAGAGGTCTTGCAACTTCTTTACGGCTGTCGCTCTTTCTTTGTAGGGCTTAGCGGTATCTGTCGCTGCATTGTAAAGAAGGTTCAATTTTGTGATTTCGGCTTGGGCACTTCGCTGTCCCTCGGCCATTGTGGCGTGAAATTGTTGCGCTGCGATCTTGGCCGAATCGAGCGCTTCTTTTCCCTTGAACAATGCGCCGACCCAATCCACGATTTCTTTACCATATAACGTTAAAATAGTAACGCCAGCTACAAGAAGAGTTTGCCAAGAGATAATAGAACGGGCGATCTGTTTCCATACGGGGACAAATGACTCTCCGCTCTTTTTCAGAGCCTGGACGGACTTGCTCGCACGTGCTATTTCGTCTGCCAATATTGGAATATTGTTCGATATTGCGGAAAAAAAGACTTGCGGCCCATATGCCAATGATGGCAATTCTCGTGCGACTTGTTGAATAGAAAACGATAGCCCGTTCCATCCCGAGGCATAGTTGCCGACATTACGCTGGTGATTGCCGATAGAAGCGTCCAGCTCCTTGATTTTTGTGTCGAGGGCCTGAATGTTTTTGAGCAGGTTTTGTCCGAATGCACTTCCTCGTTCTCCTTCGTCGAGCGATCTGTAAACTACCCGCATCCGGGAGAGAGCTTGCGACATTTGATCCATTGAGCCCTGTGCGACCTGCTCCAACTTGATTTGGTTTGCTACTTCTTGCCGCATTCGCGAAATGGCCTGCTTGTTTTCTTCATAAGCCAAAGAGAGGGACGTCCGGCGTGCAATTTGTTTATCCGTCAACGTAAATCCATCTCGTTCGGCCTTATTTAAAGCATCATATTGAGCCTTCAAACCTCGATTCGCGGCCTTTAACAGTTCTATTTGCTCGATATTCTCACGTTTTGCAAGACTTACTTTATCTAATTCCTCCAATAAGCCCCTCCATGCCTCGGTTTCCGCTTTGACGGCCTGCGTTCCCGCGGTGGAGCCGGCCGATGATGGTGTGGCGGGCGATGCGGCAGTCGATTGCGAGACCGTTTTCGCCGCCTCGTTCTGCATCTGTGCGATCCGCTTCATGGCCTGCTCGACACGAGCTTCCATCTCGGCGATTTTCCGGTTTATAACATCGAATTCTTTGGTTCCCGACGGAATATCAGCCAGAACCTCTTTCAATCGTTTGAGAGCCGCGATAAAGCTATTAAGCTTATCGGTCTCGGCGTTTATTTTGAATGATAATACGCTCATTTGTTCTTCTGCTTTCTTCTTGCGGCCATCTCCCTGCCGCTGCCCTTAACTATTTTCTTTTCATCTCCCACAAGCGACCGCACCTTGTCTATCATCATCAGCATCATGGTAGGGTAGTTTACTCGCTCGAAAGCATCTTGGTAGCTGATGTTCAGATGTTCCATCATGGTTGCCATGATACCTGCGATGGAGTTGTTTCCGACAGTCTCCACGATGGCCTTTTTCCGTGTTTTGTCGATTTTTACCGATTCCAGCAGGTCTTTCCCCGTAGTGACGTCGGCGATTTTCTGTGCCGCGATTCGGATTTGCTGGTAGTCGCCGTAGTGTCTGGCGTACCATAGGAACATCCGTTGCTGCCAGCGGCGGTGAAACAGTAGTTTCGACATCGTTTCCAACGAATATTGGTGTCGTCCGTCGGTGGACAGGTTTAGCCGTTCGTTCGCAAAAGCCCGTGCGAGGTCTTTGATGCATGGCTGATACGCACGGAAACTCAACCGCCCGATCCGCACTGTCACATGATGTTTGTTCAGCAGCGAGGCGGCGACGATGCCAGCAGACTTACTCATGATCTTTTGCGATTGACATCGAGAGTTGTTCCATTACGGCTCCAATTCCGATAATGTCTTCCAGAGGTATCATTTTCAATGTCTTGTTGTAGGCATCGAACAACTCTTCGAACGAGGCCTTTTTCATAAACCTACGCTTGAGAACTATGCGCTTTAATTTGCTGAATATGCTTTTGCTGCCAGAAATACCCAATGCGACGCTTCGAGCCATTGCCGCGAGACATTCGATACTTTTATCTGGCTCTTTTTTCACGTCCCACGCTTGCATGATACGTGTAGCGGTTAGAGGCGACATTTTGTATATGCTGTAACCTTTTCCAGCTATGCGGAAACTAATAAAATCCATATCTCGAATAATTGAAACAACAGGGGCGAGGGGCTTACGCCTCCCGCCCCTTTCCGATGTGATTGCCAGTCGTTATTTGGATGATGCGCTCATTACCGAAGCAGCCTCCGTGACCTCCGATGCATCGAACCAGTATTCGGACGATACCGCGGTATTATCCGGTTCCAGTGCTGTTGCAACGACGCTGATAGCGACGGCATCGTCCGTCTCGGCGTTCCGCGCCACGACCGAAGCCTTCGGGAATACGCAATATTGATCGTCTTCCGTAAGAGCGATCATGCATTTCTCGATGTTTGTAACGCCGCGGGCTCGTTTCCATGATGTTTCCGTACCGGTTCCGCCCATAAATGCGGCTTTCGTTTCATAGTCGTATTGACCGATGGCGAAATTCATAGTGACTTCACCCATCTCTTTCGACTGGCGATATACACCGTCGGTCAGTTGATTTTTGTATTGTGTCGTGGATGGTTCGGCTTCGTCGAGGCTCCACGTGTCCTGGTGGACGTTCGGCACCTTCTTGGTGGTAGGGTCTTTGAGAATGGTTCCCAGCATCGTACCTGTCAGGTCTCCGGTGACTTTCGCGGGGTCTGCATACCAGATGTTTTTGATGCCTACGGCTGTGATAGTTGCCATATTTTAATCTTTTTTTACGTTTAACACTCTGAATAGGACCCGGACATAGATATAGTGGCATCCGAGGTCTTTGTCCTCTTCTCTGCCGATACCTTCATATCGATAACAATATGGTGTATTATCATATATTCCATAGGCCCACGGTTTAAATTTTGCTTTTGCGATTCGTTCAAGTTCACCCAGTCGTTTCAGGTTCGCTGTTCCTTTGACATCCGGAACACATAGATTCACCGAGATGTAACATGATTCCCAATAAGTCGCCGGAGATTGTTCCGACGGTGTTACGACTACGATCCGCTCGTCTTTTATTCGTCCTTCCGGAACATTCCATGTAGGAAATGTCTGGATTCCGAAATCGGCGCAGTCGTGAATCAGGATGTTCTGTACTTCGTTGGTAGTTATCATTATACAGTGCGTTTATAGCCATATTTTCGTATATTCATACCTTTGTCCGCTTTTGTAGAAGCCCTGCACGGGGTATGAGACCGAATCTTTCAGCGTGGTGCCGATAAGAGAGTCGGGGCGATGGTCGAATATGTTTTTCCCGCATCTGTCCAGGATGCGCACCTCCTCGTTTTCTTCGATTGGAAGCACATTAGCCGGCATAACTACTTCGTAGGTATATCTGATCACTTTTCCGTTAGGCGATTCGATAAACCGTGCTTTGCCGTCGTATCGGGCATTGCATTTGGTTACTGTCAGCCACTCGTTTGTATCGTGATTCCAGCGTTGAAGCGTATAGGGGAACCTAATCATAAGTCTAAGAAGAATATCTGGGGCGTAGGATCGAATTCCGAAGCAATATCGGTAAGGCCGTTATCCTTTGCGAGAGCGTGTATGCGGCGGCGCAGTTCCTCGACATTGTAGCCGAGAGAGTATCCGCCGTTGCTTTCGGATGAAAGGACGATAAGTTGTTTTAGGACATCGATAGCGGCTTTTGCCACAGGCACCTTGTTGGACGAAGAATACTCTTCGTCCGCCGATAGCCCCGTGTCCATGCAGGCTACTGCAACTAAGTTGTCATCCACGTCATAGGGATAGAGCCGAGCCGATATTACTTCAGAATTCCTCATTGTCGGTGGGTTTAACCGTTCATCGTCGATAGATCGAAAATGGCGATCTTGTTCGGTGCCGTGAAGTTGGGAATCCATTCGGCTCCATACTCCATGAAGCGGCCCTCGTCGGTTCGCCAGTTCGAAGTCCACATTCCACCATCGAGGCGCGTGTACGTTTTTCCCGGCACGGGGTCTGAGATTTCATAAGGCTCATGCCACATCATCTTGCCGATCTTGTCTTGCGGGAGTAGCGTGATGCGGTCATCCTTGAAAACCTGTTTGTTCGTGCCATCTTCCAGCGCAACCATGTCGTCGATGATGCGAATAGGCGGAAGCCCGATGCCGGAGAACACTTGATTGGCCATCGCGTCGGTAATGAGTCCGCCAGCCAAAGCAACTTGTGCTCCCGACATAATCATCTTATAGGTTGACTTGAACTCAGATGAGCCGACGATGTTCTTGGTGAATGTCGAACGGGACATCTCCATGACAGAAAATCTGCCCATTGTCGGGCGCAGGGCCTCAATCTGCTTTTTCAGATAGGTAATGAAGTTGTCCTTATCCCCCGTTGTCGGCTTGATCTTCTTAACGGGTAGTTCCATGTCGAGCAATGTGATTCCCTGCGGATTGTCTGCGAGCGCTACGGAAGCTGTGCCGTCCGAACGAAGGTCACCGACAACGATGTCCATACGTTTGTGTGGCGCGAGGCGAATTTGGCGGACGTCATCCACGATATAATCGATGATTGCGTTTAAGGCCGCCACTTGATCGGCGGGGCGCGCTGCATTGAACTTATCGATGAGTGACTTAATCATATCCAGACGGTCATTGTCCATCTGGTAGCGGTCCCCTAAATATGCGACCTCTCCGTATCCGCTTCCGAGCGATTTGCGTTGACGCAGGGGTTTGTTGGAATTCCGATCGATGATCGAGCCGGCCGTAACACCGGTGACGGTGCCGAGGTAGGCTTTGAAAACGCGGGATTTGGTCTCTTCGAAGTCGAGATAACGCTTCCAAAAAATCTCGTCGTCACGGGTTACCATCGAACGGTCAATGACTGCCTTGAAGACTTCTGTATTGTTGAAAAGGGTTTCGAGTGTCAGTTTCATTGTCGTTGTGGTTTAGATAGTGAAAAGGAATCGGGCCGTAAGGGTCTCCTTGTCTTTGGCCGAGATGGGGGCATAAAGTTTCGACTCCTGCACCTCATAGGCCCTGCCGATGGCAGTGACCGTTGCACCTGTCTCTACTTTCGTTACAGCGTAATTGAGGAAGTTTGCGGTAACCTTAGGTGTCGTACCGTCTACTGCTGCTGCTTCGAAGAGAATGTCCCCTGCTTCCGGCGTGAGATTGGCGGCACTCATTGTGAGTTCGTCATAGTTGGCATTGGTGGTACTGATGCTCGAAACGGTTGCACCGCTTGTACCGTCGCCCAGGTGCATACCTTTGTAGGCAAGCGACCCTTTTGCGATTTTGATCTTTGTTCCGGATGACACTTTCTCTACTACTTTGACGTTCTTTACCGCGGATGCTTTACGCGTTGTTAGATCGACATGCAGAGGCGTTAGCGGCATCAGCATCGTCCCGGTCGGGACATTTGCGTCCTCGAAGTTGAAACCTCCGGAGAGTCGATACACCGTATCGAATCGGCACAGTTCTCGCAGTACGTCTTCCGGATTCAGTTCATAATGAAATCCTGCTGGCATTTTTTACGGTTTTTTTGATTTGACAATTTGTTCTGTCCCCTGCTCAATCAGTTTGGCGATGTCACTTCCGTTATCGGTCATGCCGCCACCCTGTGCGGGCGGTTCGGAAAACTCAAAACCTGCGTCCGCCAATTCCTGTCTTGTACTTTTGAAATATTCATCCAAATCGGCGTCTTGGGTGATGTTTAACTTGGCGGCGAATTTCTCGGGAATTCCGTACTCTTTAGCTTTCGATGCGATGGCTGCGGCTCGCTGTGCGGCTTGCTGATTCTGTTGTGCGGCAGCTGCCTGCTCCTCTCGGAGGGTTTTTAGTATTTCCGCTTTGAATGTTTCGGCATCGAAGGGTTCTTCGGGTTCGTTTCGATTACTCTGGCTGCCCCCATTACCAGTTGTCGCGTTGCTATTGGCTCTTGCTTCTTCTACGGCTGACGTTACCCGTCGGTCAATCTCAGCCTGCATTGCTGAAAGGGCTGACTTCTGCCCCTCGACAATAGTGTCGAAGTTCTCGTCGTTTACCAATCCGGTTGCGGCCAGCGACTCGGCCACCCCCTCGATTGCTTTTGCGCTAAACCCCAGGTTGCTGAACTTGGTTTTCAGCGCGGAAAAGATTTTTTCTTTCATGTTTTTTCGTTCTATATGGTTTTGGATAAGTCATCATATCCACATTAAAAAGGTCTGCCGGCTAATGCCAACAGACCCTCCTAACCTAACAACTGCATGGAAGTTATTTCGTCCTATGTCTGTTGGCCTATATCTTCATAGGCTCTGCGACAAAAATCTATACATTCGGCACATTATCCAAATTATTTTATATAAAATCAAGTAAAAAACAGAGCTTTTTTCTCCATTATGATGCTTAATTTGGATGAGTTTGTTGATATTGAGATGCTGTTGTCCTATTTGTTTGATTGTTCCCTAACTAAAACACCCGATTTTCTTCATTTTTTGTTCAAAAATGTTAATCTGTGGACTCGGAAGCATTGCTTGTCGATTTGTCCGTCTGCTCTTCTTGGATCTCCCTGATCTCGTCATCTATGTCATCGACCAGCCCTGCCATCATGACTCCTGTTTTAAGGGATGCAATAGGCCGCCCGCAAGCATCTGTGGCATTCTTGATCTTCTCGGCGATGTCGTCGATGGTGAACGGTTGTATTTCAGTCTCTATGTCAATAGTTTGTGACGCTTGCATGAATTCAGCATTGAGCGATCCCACAGCAGATACAAGGAAGTTATATCGACGTTGGATATGTTCCCCGATAACCTCGGCGTGGTTATCTATTGCGAGGTCTGTACCCATGAATAAGAAGCGGAAGGCTCGGCCGGAAGGGACGTCACCCAATCCTCTCAAAGAATCCAGGGACAGTTGGGGTGTATTGGTGAGTTGGTAGGCTTTGCTCCACAACCCTTCCAGCTCCAAGCGCACGGCATCGCTCGCCTGATCCCAATTCAGGTAGTACACCTTGCCGCCGTTGATGATCTTGATTAGACGGTTTTTCCCCGATTGTTGTGGGGTTCCATGTATTTCTCCTTCGAGAATCAAATAAGGAAAGAAGCATCTGTCGATGCAATCTGCAAAGTTAGACATCAAGCGCTCCAAGCGCTCTCGAATGGGCTTGATGTTGTGACATAGAGCTTTGGGGCGCCATGAGTAGATGGTCGGATTCTTTATAAACCCATGTTTGAATTCGTTGACTTTTATCCAGTCTGATTCCATACGCCATTGATAGACTTTTTCATCTGTCACGGTCATGAAATAGGTTGTCTCCGTGCCGTCAGCCTCTTTTACGGAGTATTCACGGCTCAATGCCAGATAGTCGCCTTTATCGTCGAAAAGAGGGTATAATTTATCGCCACGAAACGGCGACCATATTGCACACCGAAGCTTGAATTGAGGCATTACATTCCCACCAAGCGCCCCTTTCACCTTTGCGAGAATCTTGCGCCAAAATCCCTCGTCTTTGACGACATACCAGTATTCGGCTACTTCGGTTTCGGAGAGCCACGACCGAACGATGCGTTTATTGTTGTAACGCATCTTGTTCTTCTTGTTGATGCTGTTTATAATGGACAGCAGGGCTTTTTCCTTGTCATCATTGGGGTTGCAATTAATTTTTGGGTCATTACCCACAGCCCATGCAGTGTGAATGTTGACAATATCCTGTTCCAACGGCAACATGATGCGGTTTGTAGGGTTGATGTCGTCTTTCTTGTATTGAGGAGGGATTATTTTCCCTGTTTTTGGGTCTTGACGGCCCTCCTCGACGATCACTTTGTTGTCGGGGCGAATTTCGGGATCCATGACGTCATGTTTGTCTGGGTCCCAATCTTTATATAGGGCTTGTGCATTCGGAAGCGGGGTGCGGCGATATTTTAGGTAATATATCTTTTCTGCCTCCGAGGGCATGGAAAGGATTTCTTTTAGGGTTTTCATGTCGTTTCGTTTGTTTATGGTGCCTTGCTTCAATACAGGGTATTGGGTTGTTATTAAAAGTATCCTTCGTAATTCTTAACCTGCTTAATCTTACCCAGAATCATTCCTAAGACATAATAACGTACAGCATCTATAAGGTGATCTGCCTGTCCATCTTTGGGCATGTTGATAGGGTGTCCGTCTTTATCTTCATCCCATACATAATTTCGGAATTCCATTAACATATTGTAAGAGCGTTCGGTAACATATATTTCCATTTCGAGCATCTTTTCGATGCCTGCAATAATGGATCGTCCGCTTTTATCAACTGGGTATATTGCTATTCCGGCGTTTCCGATCTCATCAACTAACCGAGGGTCTGCGGATTCAGACATAACCTTTAAATCGGGGTATTTTTTGAGCTCAGAAATAATCTCATTGGTGAGCATGTGGGTCTTATAGCACAATTCATCAATATAAAGAGCATTGCCTATAACTCCGCATTTGGCTATTGCCGTAGGGTCATTCGAATATCCGAAGTCTTGGCATAACGCAACTTGTTCACACCATTGCGGAAATTCTTTAACGGTATGTACGTTCTTAAAGATTGCCCCCTCAGCCACGTCCACCCATTTGCCCATAACAACGTGCGCATACTTGTCAGGATTCTCCACCTTCATACGCTCCACTTCCCGCAGGAACTCATCGGACAGATTCTCGATGTTGTCGAGGTATGTTGTATGGATATGTAGGACATTCGGGTGAGTGCTTATCTGTACGTCCACACCGTCGATGTTCACAAGCTTATGCGTTTTCTCGATATACTTTCGATAAATGAAGTGATTGGAATCCGTCGGATTCATAATGATGATGACCCTATTCTGTATTCCTTTCTGACGTATCGAAAGCATGATTTTGTCAAAGTCCTTTTCGCTCGTCCACTCCTCGGCCTCGTCGCATACGAACGTCGTGATGCCCTGTATGGATTTCAGCTTCGCCGTCTGATTACCTGATGATGTTTTGATGCCTCGGAATAGAACTCGACTTCCAGATACGATGTTTTCAATATCTGTTTTTGTGATATTGAAAAATTCTCCCGTACCATCGGCTTCTATCTTCTCGGTAAATTCTGGGATTACTGAAATAGCAGCCGACGCCATCGTGTAGCGGCAATATAAGATCACATGCCCTTCTTCAAAAGACAGCCGCTCGATGAACGTTCCGGCGTTAAATGATTTGCCCGAACCTCGGCCTCCCGTAATAAGGATGATGAAGTGATCGGTATCTTCATATAATGGCAGATATATATCCTGCGGTTGTATCATTTCTTTTGCAATCGAGCTTTGATCCATTCTCTTACTGGGATAGAGCCCTTGAATTCAATAGGCCCTTCGTCCTTCCCCGTCAGAGGTTGCGACGCTTTACCGAACAGACGATCGAATAGAGAATCGAGGGTCGTGGTACGTCCAGCATTGGCATCCTTAACGACAGCCCGAACTACACCGACAATCCAAATTGGTGTATTCTTGCTGTCGGCGAGTTTTTTGAGGTTATCGAGGGGCTGCTCTAATAGGAATTGGATCAGTTTGAAATAGTCCTCTTTGCTCAATTCTGCTTTGGCCTCCGTTCCGAGCAGTTTTTTTATATGGTTGTACAGCGAAGGCTTCCGGCCCCTATTTTGGGGCTGGTTAGTACTTGAAAACTTGTTCCCATATTTACCAATATCCTTATTCATTGAACTTGTTTACAACTTGTTTTATCGCTTTAAGCCCATTTTATATAATCTTTTTGCAATACGATTACTACTTGCTGCTAATATGGAGTCATCTAAAATCTGTTTGGAATAATGCTTGCCGCTTAAAATGCCAGAAATAAGTTCTGCATGGAACTCGTCGCTATTGGTAGATGCGTATTTCGACACGCCTTTCTTGATGATTGCGGCATCTAATCTTCCGGTTTGTTGGGCCTTTCGATAACCTTGTGGCGTTCTTATTAATTCTGATACCAAACGCTGATGTATTCCATGTGACAATTCATGAAGTACGGTATTCGGTTGAGATGACCATCCATCTTTTACGCTTGCATATTTGTTGGCTTTATAAACGTTTACTGCTTTTTTGTCGGTGTTGATAGTAATAGTTTCTCCAAAATCATTACTTCTATAATTGGCAACAGTGGCCCCACCCTTTCCAGACTTTATTTGAGCCTCAATAATTTTAGGGAGAGATGCGGGAGATATCCCTAATTTGGATGCTATGAGCATTGCGGCCGTTTCTGCCTCGGCTCGCATATCTGGATTGCTAATACCGACAGCCCATCTGTTTGCAGCAGCATTAGCACCTCCACGTAATCCTCCCGATGTTTTAGCCATTGTCTCGCTTGTTAGTCATTAATTGTTCGACATACACAAGGCTGTGTGTTGCACAATACTCTTGGACGATTTTTCCGCCTCCGTAAATGATAAGGTTCGGGGTATCTTTACCTGAAATCTCTTTCGCTATCTGATGCTCGGCTTTCAGGTATTCGAGTCGATCGGCATATCCTCGCGTGAAAAAAGCATTGTATCCATCGGGAATGCCCATGCGGTTGTATTCATAGAATTTCCGAGAGACATTCAAGTCGGCATATATGGAGATTCCGCATTCCTGAAAGTAGCGGGAAATCCACCGCTTCTTGTAGATTTGTTGTAGTCCCCACGCTATGGGGGTCGTGTCGAATAATGACAAATTCGGTTCTACGGCTGCTACGCATCCGCTATTCAATACCTTTGTCGGGTCTTTCCATATCGCCTCGAAGCGATAATCGTCTACATAGAAATGATAGGTGGATACACCTTTCTTTTGCCGTGATTCGGCGCCGTAAGGAGCGAATGGCAGTTGCAATTTACCGGCTTGCATGTCGAGGAGTAAATTCGGAATCTCGAAAAGATTGTTACTCTCGTAGATGCAGTCGGTGAGCATTAATTGATAGAATATGCTTCTATCTTCCTTATTTTCTGGATTGTCGTTGCCTGATTTATTATCTGAGGCCTCCCCAGATGCTACCGTTCCAACCTCTTCGTCAAATGCAGGCATGTCTAAACCGATCTCCTCGAAGTTTATATCCTCCCATTTATCGTCTTGCAAGACTTCGAAATCCCATTCCCCGTTGTTGATGTTATCACGCAAAATGATGTCATTTTCTTCTTGCTCGTCGAGGTTATCATAGATAATAACCGGAACCGATTTGAGCCCTATTTTTTTTGCGGCTTTAAGCCGTTGATTGCCGCATATGACGATTTCTGCTCCGGTTCGTGTGGATATGGCAATAGGGCGATGCTTCCAAAATCCGTGAGAACGGATTGAAAACATTAGACGTTCCATATCTTCCTCGGATATACGCCGGGGGTTACCTGGAAGCAATAGGAGTTCAGAAACCTTTCTGGTTATTATTTCGCTTGCATCCGCCATGTCCTTTCGTCGGAATCCGTGCCCTGCGTCATTGCAGGCTTACAAAGGCAAAGGTGCAACGCTTCGGCACATTATGCAATCTTTGCCGAAAAATTATTTGCAAACGACATTTCTTTTCTGCTGTCGTAACCCCGTCGGCCGTATTACCGACGGGGACATCTGTTTTCAACGCAGAGTATTGAAAGTACAGGGGCTCTATATTAGGTTCAGGCGCTTGAAGCAACGCCACTCTTGGCGCTCGGTGTCGTAATACACTTGTACGGTGTCGTTCTTCTTGCGGGTGTCGTTGCCTTCGACGGGCGGTACTATGTCAGAGCGCAGCGTGCCCCACGCTTCACGCAGGGTGCCGTCCACCTTGCGAAAGTAGAACCGCACTACCTCAGTGTGCATCTTTCGCACAAGGCAGAAGTTGCGCCACGCGAGTTTGAGGCACTCGCCGAACGCCTGGCGGGTCGTGCGATAGAATCGCCATGCCATGCACATGATGTTTGATAGATCGGTCGTTTTCATCGTGGTTAAGGTTAAAAGTTGGCTTTGAGTTTTAACAGTCGTAATACTTCGCGTAATTCGCTGTTGGTGTATTTCTCGGCGATATCTCGTGATACGCCATTCAGGTTCATGACGAGCTCGATTGCTCGGGCTTTCGATATTTTCGGGGCGGGTTTGCGAAATTTCATATCTCTGTTTTTTATTTGTTAGTTCAACATTTTCTTCAACCAGTCAGCAGCTTCTTTGTCTTCTTCGCCGTCCTCGTCATAAACCGCTTCAACAGCTACCGTTTCGTCCTCGATCGACCAGCTCGGCGCCGTCCAGTAGTCGCCCTTGTCCTCGACGATCTCGGTGTCATATGCGATAACGGCCGTAATACCGTTACTCTCGATCTCGAAGGTCTCGGCCTCGCCGTTGAGCTTCGTAATGTACGCTGCCGCCTGCTTGGCGAGGTTCATAAGTTCGGTGCGAGTGGTTGATGTCATAGCTGTAAACCTTTTGTTGTCGTTTGATGGTGCAAAGTAAACTATAATTATTCAAACGCGCAAATATTTTGATAACTTTTTATTGTCAAATTGGCATTATTTGCACACTAAGAGTTTAATTTATATATTTGCTGTGCGAAACAATATGTTTACAATTATGGATAATGAGTTCAGAATCGCCGAAATTCTTAAAGGAAAGGGAATGACGCAAACAGATTTGGCCGAACGGATCGGCATTTCTCGTGTGGGGCTATCAAAAGCGATCAACGGAAATACAACTATAGCGACTCTCCGAAAAATTGCCGCCGCTCTTGATGTTGAAGTATCGGAATTATTTGCGCCCAAACCGACGAACACGATAATGTGTCCGAAATGCGGTACGGTGTTAGAGGTAAAGGAAAAAACGGAATAAGGCCATGAATACACTGCACGAACTACTGGCAGAGTGCGACGCCCTGCGTGCTCGTCTGGGCTCGTTGCGTCCCTTGCCCGTTGAGGCTCTGAAAAAAATAGAGGACGCTCTGAATATCGAGTATACCTACGAAAGCAACCGTATCGAGGGCAATACGCTAACCCTACAAGAAACGGCGCTCGTCGTGAACGAGGGGGTAACGATCGCGGGAAAGAGTATGCGCGAGCACCTCGAAGCCATCAACCACGCGGAAGCGATCGACTATATCAAGGATTTCGCACGCAACGACACGGAAATAAGCGAACGCACGATAAAGGAGATACACGCCATCGTATTACACGGCATCGACAGGGAAAATGCGGGGCGTTACCGCACCGTGCCCGTAATGATTTCAGGCAGTACCCACACCCCGCCGCAACCCTATTTGATCGCCCCGCAAATGGAGGCCTTTATGTTGAGGTTCGCACAAATGGAGGCGGCAAAGGAGCACCCGATAATTATCGCCGCCTACCTACACGACGAGTTAGTACGCATTCACCCGTTTGTAGACGGCAACGGCCGCACGTCCCGCCTGCTGATGAATTTATACCTATTGCGCCACGGCTATACGCTGGTAAACCTCAAAGGATCGAACGAAGCGAAAGCCGCCTATTATAAAGCGCTGGAGTCTTCGCACACGGAACAGCGCCCCGAGGAGTTCCGCCAGCTCGTGGCAAAGGCCGAGGCGGATTCCCTGCGCCGGTATCTGTCCATTATCGGCGGGGAGGAAACAAAAGGAACGGACAAATAACATACTGTTATGGGAAAGAAAACAGACCGGATAGATGCCCAAAGCCTCGACAAAGCGCGCGCCCTATTCGAGACGGGGGATATAGACCGTATCGAGGTGGGAACGGTCAGAGGGCTGTGCGAAATACACCGCTATTTATTCGGCGGGTTGTACGACTTTGCCGGAAAGATTCGGACGCTGAACATATCGAAGGGTGGCTTCCGCTTTGCTAATGCCCTATACCTCGACGCGATATTGCCGGTCATCGAGCGGATACCCGAAACGACATTCGAGGAAATAATCGCGAAATACGTCGAAATGAATATCGCCCACCCGTTCATGGAAGGTAACGGACGAGCCACCCGAATATGGCTTGATATGATGCTCAAAAAGCGACTCCGGCAGGTTGTCGACTGGCGCAAAGTGGACAAAGATTTATATTTGCAGGCAATGGAGCGCAGCCCGATCAACGACTTGGAGCTGCGTACGCTGCTCGGCGGGGCTTTGACCGACCGCACGGAAGATCGGGAGGTTATTTTCAAGGGTATCGAACAATCGTACTATTACGAGGGGTACGAGGCATAACACAATAACCCTAATGATATGGAACTGCAACCCATCCAAAGCAAAATTTACGAAATCCGCGGTCAGCGGGTAATGCTGGACTTCGATTTGGCGGAACTCTACCAAGTCCCGACAAAAGCCCTTAAACAAGCTGTACGACGCAACAGCGAAAGGTTTCCATCGGATTTCATGTTTGAAATCACTGAATCAGAGTATAACGCATTGAAAACCAGTTTGAGGTCACAAATTGTGACCTCAAACAAGGGAGGTATCCGGTATATGCCATTTGCATTCACCGAGCAAGGAGTGGCAATGCTTTCGAGTGTGTTGCGCAGCGAAACGGCAATACAAGTAAACATTGCCATTATGCGTGCTTTTGTGGCGATGCGCAACTACATCATGACCACGACGACAGTAACGGCAGAGCTGGCCGAAATTCGGGCAAAACTGGCATTGTTGGAACGGGCCGACGCCGACAATGCCGAGGCTATCAGCGACCTATCGGAGGATATGCGTAAGGAGCTCGATAACATCTATAACGCCATTGCGGCCTTGTCGGTCAAATTGCCGCAGGCCCACAAGACCGGACAGCCGATAGGGTTTAAACGATCAGACACGGAGAAATGACTCATACAAAGGAAGTACGACGAACGGCGGAGCCTGCGAGGTTTCCGCCGTTCGTTTGTTTGTTGTGCCGAAAGTTCCTATGTTGGCAAAAACATTACATGTAATGCGAATATAGGCTTATATTTCTATTCTTCAAAAATATTACTTCCAAAACAGTAATTATAACCCTATTTTAGAATAACTTAAAACCTTTGATTCCCTCTTCAAATTTTATTTGCATTTGTTGTTGGATATTGCGACGAGATTTTGTATATTTAACACTACCTTTTGGGTATAATGGCATTATCCGACTTTGCTTTGCTTAAAGGGAGCGACAAGATCAAGAATGCGATCCAGACGTTCCCCTTGTTTTTTCAGCTCTTCTTGATTCATACGGAGGGTGTTTCCATGCTGTTCAATAGCAGACAATAAATTTCGTAAGTCCATAGCTGTAATATTTAGGTTCGTAGTTTCTTCGGATATTGGGGTGTTTTCTTTAAGCATGGTACCTTCTCCTGTCAACAACCAACTATATTGTATTCCGAATAGGTCGCTCCATTTTTGAGCGACCTTTTTTCCGAAAGGCTGACCATTCAGATATGCTCCTACGGCCTGTTGCGAAACACCCAATTTAGCAGCTATTTCAGATTGGGTTATCCCTATACTGCTGAAATGCTCTTTTAATTGTTCGCTGATATATTTATAGTCGGTCATATGTTTATAATATTTTCTTATACATATAAAATATTTGTACTTCCCTATTGTATACAAATAAATTTATTGTATATTTGCACTGTAATTCAATAAACGTATGGCAAATTTAATCACAAATAGCGAAAAATCAAGAGGTCGCAGTGTTAAACTCTCTATTCTACCCTTTGAAGGGTATCTGCAAAGCATCAGCGATCCACTTGAAAGACGGGTGCTTATTGACGAGTGTAAGCATGCTATCGGCACTACGAGCGACACAACTATATACTTCTATCGTATCGGTCGTCGCCGCCCTGACATTCTTAAACGTCGCGAGATAGCCAAAATCATTCGTCGTCACTCGGGCGACAGCAGCTATACCGCCGACAACCTCTTTCCAGTGGAGTTTTACGAATAGATATAGTCATGATAGTATTATGCATCATATTGGTGTTGATCGCCATTTTATCGCTCATTATCTGCGTGCTTGCATTGCGTGCCATATATCGTCAATACGAGCAAAAAAGCAATCCTATCCTTATCGCACAAGGGATATTGCTCGTACTGCTCAATATGATTAACTGTGCTTGCGTGGTAGCGAGTATAAATAAGGTATTTCAATAAAAACACTCAATATAGCTTATGCAAACGCTTCGCAGCATAGAGTTTTTCAACGATCCCGAGGGAGGGGTAATGGTACGCGATACCGAAGGCGTCCATACTTACCAGTCCGAAGACAAGATGCTGACAGGTGCATTGTTTACCCGCATCGAGACCGAATATCCGAAAGCATTCAAGGCTCTCGCCGAGATTTACCGCAAGAGCCGTGCGAACGTGAACTACTACCGGTTCCTGATCTGCCACCGTTTTATTCGCTGCAATTTCGGGCGGTTGGACAACAGGCAGGACATCGACGGGATGGGGCGCTTCACCTTCGAGGATGTGAGTTGCCCGATCAAAGGCGAATGCAAGTATGCCGGCATTATATGCAGCCCCGAGTTCGATACCCGATTGACCGAGCGGCAGAAGGAAGTGATGAAACTCTATATGGAGGGGATGGGCGATGAAGAGATCGCGGATATGCTTTACATATCGCCTGAGACGGTGCGCACAACGAAGCGCGACGCCTTCCGTAAGGCCGAGGTGCACTCACTGGCTGAGTTTACGATGAAGTATAAAGACAGATTATAACCTAACAACGATATAAAGATGAAAACACTCTATTTATGGGAGAACGGATGGACACCTTTCCATTACAATGATTTATCCGGCTTGAAAGATGAATTTGCTGCTCGCGGGATTATGCTGGGCGACGGCTGCAAGTTGGGCAACGGCTGCAAGTTGGGCTACGACTGCAAGTTGGGCGACGGCTGCGAGCTGGGCGACGGCTGCGAGCTGGGCTACGACTGCGAGCTGGGCAACGGCTGCAAGTTGGGCTACGACTGCGAGCTGGGCGACGGCTGCGAGCTGGGCTACGGCTGCAAGTTGGGCAACGGCTGCAAGTTGGGCTACGGCTGCAAGTTGGGCTACGGCTGCAAGTTGGGCAACGGCTGCGAGCTGGGCTACGACTGCAATGTACCGAAGTCCTTGTTTATTTCAGCTTCCCGTCATGTTGTTTCTTATTGGGGTGCCGACGCAATTCAAATCGGTTGCACTCGGCATACTATTTCGGAATGGCAGGCGCACTTCCGCAAAATCGGGGAGGCAGAAAATTATACGCCGGAGCAGATCGAAGAGTATAAGGGTTATATCGACTTGATTGCGACGCTGCACAAGACGTGGAGTATCGAGAAGAAAGGAACGGAGGCATGATATGAAAACTCCGTGGCGATGGTGGCGGGAATACCAAGCGATCGAGAAAACATGCAAACACTTGGCGCTCACGACGGAAGATATTACAAATATCACAGACAGGCTGGTGGCGTTCGTGCGGGAAGATATTGGCAAGATCATAGACCAAATGTCGGAGGATTTGCTCCGGCCGATTGAAAGTATTAAACCAATAAAAAAGAATGTGATGAAAGATTTACTTAGCTGCGACGGCCGGAGGTTCCGGTGCAAAATTACAGGTACGCCCGTTGAAGGCAGGGTCAGAGTAGAAGGCAACAGAGTCTATCTCTGCCAAAATAAACATGATGGCAACTACGCAGACGACAAGCTTGGCTATAAGTACAGCTGGGAAGTGACCTCAGGCTTTGAACAAAATCGAGTTACGGAATTTAAGATTCTCGGATACCCCTGTTCCGTGCCAGCCTGACCGCTGACACGGGAGCCAATAGCCACCCTATGAGGTGAGGGGTTCGATCGCTGGCAATACAACCCCAGCCGCAAGGCAGAAAGCGATCCGGCAGTCGGAGCCGCACCATTCCGACCGACGCCTGCAACGTATCTGCACTATGTGCCGCCATTGAGAAGATGCGGCCGCGAGTAAGCAAATAGCCGAAATGCGCGAAAGACCGGCATAGGCTCCGAAGCTGCGATGACATGAGCGGCGAGGACCACCGGGACAAATAAGCGCATTATTATGCCCGGACGGCTTTGATCGGCTTTCCGGGCTCAATTGCGGGCTTATGCACACGTTCTTTCAGGGTTAGAAGTTTTGTTATTCCGCGTAAAGCCCGCTTTTTGCCCTGCGGCATCGACCGTGCCTTTGATGGCGACAGGGCGCAAACCTTAAAACCTTATACATATGGATAAATCAAAACCAAATGAACCGCAGCGTCACATTCGGGATTACCTTATGCAAGGCGGTACGCTGACGGTTCAACAGGCATTCCGGCGGTTCCATACGACGGAATTACGGAAGGTCGTCACCCGTTTGCGTCGCAAGGGCGATGCGATTGTCTCCCGTTGGACGGATGGCCAATCGATAGATGGACGTCGATCGCGTTATAAAGTATATTATATGATTCGAACAGACAACATCTCATAGCTATGAAAGAGAAAACTTTTTTCGGATTCGACGTTACGCCGCGCGGGGTGTATCGTAAGGAGATTTCGCGCCTTCGAGACGAAGTGGGGTATCAACAGAAACGGGCCGACATGCTCTATTCCCGCAATCTGGATATGAACGACAAGTTGAAGCGGGCGATGGAGACTATCCATAGACTCGAAGCGAAGCTTGCGTCGCATGATCGAGAGCGAGATAAGCAAGGGCGATTTAAGAAATCGCAGAAAGGTATCTAAACCTATCGCAAGGTAATTCGCCATATTATTAGATTAATCACCCTGTCGTCCGCTGTGAAGCTCGCGGCGGGTGGCCGCACGAGTCGAGGCCCTGCGCAGGATGCGTGGGAGAGTGGTAGGTTCGGGCGGCTTTTATGGATGCATAGCTCAGCAGGTCAGAGCAGCCGGCTCATAACCGGACGATCGGAGGTTCGAATCCTCCTGCGTCCACGGGGAGTTTTGAAGATGTCTCCCTGTTTAAGAACACGAAATCCGAATCCGCTGTTATGGTAATGGCGGTGCTGGCGCCGGCCCCTGCGAAAGTGGGGTATTTTTGGATAACGACAAAAACAAAAGATATGGAGCAAGAGAATTTTAAATCCATTGATGCGGTGAGCCGTATATTCGAGATGTCGCAACTTTGGCTGCATCAGTTGCGAATATGCGGTTTCGTCGGTACTCGATTCTCCCGTAATGGGAAAGGCAAACCCGTTGCATTGTATAATGTGGACGATGTTCATGAATGGATCGAAGGGCATCGAGAAACGTATCAGACACGCAAGGCGATGGGGAGGTACGACATCGTTACAAAGACAACGGTAAGTGCTGTTGAATAGACGATATTGTCATAGACGTGTAGCGTAATGGTAGCGCATCAGACTTTGATTCTGAATGTGGCGGTTCGAATCCACCCGCGTCCACAAATTAAGTTAAACAACCAAGTTTATGAAACAACTGACCAAAGAACAGGCTATCGCTTTTTTCGATAGCAAGTGTTATGAAACATGGACGCCGGAGCAGATTGTAGATTTCCAATTATTTCAAGATAGATTGTGTATGCCGTTCGATGTATTCCATGCGGCGATTGAAAAGGTATTGGGCCGTCCAGTGTTTACGCATGAGTTCGCGTTTCGAGATAGGCTTATAAAGGAGTGTAGGGGCGATAGACCCGCGCCGATGTTGGATGAAATCATAAGTTTGATTCCCGAAGAAAAGCAAGGCGCTATTTTTGTAGAATAAGAAAGTGGAGTGTCCTACCACTCCACGACGGAAAGAGCGTTAAGCTACGCTATCTACTGGTACCCAAATCACAAAGACTTTCGCCTTCTTGGGATAAATGATTTTCCCGTTTTTTTGATGTACTTGCAGAAAACAGGCTTGCACAACTTTCCGTTTTTGAATTCAAACGCAGACATGGAGTCACACCTCCTTTCTTTTTTGGTTAAAAAACCTAAAAAATCTTGCGTCCTACCGCAAGATAAAACCCGGTAGTAGGATACCGGGTTCTTTAACTTGAATGGACAGGTTTCTGAAAGCAGTAATAGACCACTGTAAAGGGGTTACCATTTTGGAAACTCCTACAAACGGAGGTACCCAATCAATCAAATTCGGCAGAGAGGGTGATATGTATCGACTGGTGCTTAAATCAAATGCTCCGAAAGCCGAAGAGTTTCAAGCATGGGTATGTGATGAAGTTCTCCCCACGCTCCGTAAGACCGGCACCTACACAATGGCAATGCCGAGGAATTACGCGGAAGCCCTGCGTCAGTTGGCCGATACGGTAGAGGAGAAAGAAAAAATCCAACTTCAGTTAGAGAAAAAGACCGAGCAGCTCGACGAGGCAAAAGATTGGTTCTCGATCAAGCGTTGGGCAAAGGAACACGGTATTAACTGGCGAAAGGTTTCGTGGCGAGCTCTGAAAGCTATATCGGCAGAACACGGGCTTGAAGTTAAAAAGATATTCGATGGGAACTATGGGGAAGTGAATCTTTACCATCGTAAGGCATTTGCCATCTTGTATGGCAAATAACGTTCATAATATTTTAAGTGTTCGGCGGGGCTAATAACCCCGCTTTTTTTCATATTTTTTTGCAAATTCAAAATGAATCGCTATATTTGTAATGCCAAACCACCCAATTGAGGGTAATTTCAGAAATACACAACCGCACCTTTTAGGGCGTGTTCTCGGTTCACTTCTGCACCCGCAGTTGTGGTGGTTTGGCGACTAACTGGAGGGCACGTCCTTCTTTTTTACATATTAATTAACTTGTGTTAACCAAATGCCAAACCACAACACAAGCGTTCAATCCGTGAAGAATAGTAACGGTAACGCACCAGCTTTCGACAAACTCACGAAAGCCGAACTCATCGAACTTCTTTCTGGGGACATCAAGGCTCCCATTACACCCGCAGAGCTATACCGCTGTGCCGTGTCCATTGTTGCCAAGTGGTGCAACGAGGTTATTGCCGACCGTTATGCGTCGATGTTCGACGTCACGAACGGCCTCGAATCACTGGAAAAACTCTACAAAAACCGATAGTCATGGATTCATTCGAATTGAAGCCCGCGCCTCTCTGGAAGAGAGTGGCCGGTTATTTCTGGTGCATGTGGTATAAACGAGTCCATACTCAGCGTCGCAAACGCGATCTGTTCATCTATCGAGAGCGCAAACGTCTCTCCGAACCTCATAAACTTTACTAAAAGCGACTGATATGTACTTGGCAGGAAAAAATATCGGTGAAAATTTGGCGGTTTCAAAAGAAGTCGCTATACTTGCAGTGCCAAGACGTCGGCGATTCTTCGAATCAAAGACAAACATACGATTCACCGCAGATAAAGCGGGGTTCTTTTTTGGACGATTTCTTTTCGGAGAAGTCGACGTCTTGGCAGATTTCCAGAAGAGCCTCGCCTCTTTTGTCATATACATACAGCAAATTTTTGTTTCCATAATGCCAAGACGTGACAAAAATTTGACAGCCGACGCCCGTACTGCGTCCGCTTCAACGCCTACGGCGCGAAAGACCGTATCTGTTACCTCCCGCCTTACGAAGGCGGAACTTATCCAAATTATCTCAACCGGTCACATCGACCCGCCACTCACTTACGACGAGTTTTATCGTTGCGCCATTGCGACGGTTTCTCGCTGGTGTGTCCGTGTCAAAGAAGGCAACTTCGCCTCTACGTCGACGGACGGCATCAAGAGCACGCTCGACACCCTTTGTCGTATCTATCGAAACCGATAGCCTATGGCCGAGCTTGTGATCCTTGTTCTTTTCTCGTGTGCGATCCTGGCCGCCTACGGGTTTGCGGCCGCGCACCGTGATAGCTTCGATAAACTCTTCGACAAACTTTTCAATGAGCACTAAGATGAACCAGACCTATTCAATCCCGCTATCGAAGACCGATATATACGACATCTATCCTTCGAAATTGGGGCGGTCGCACGATTATACGACATCGATAACCCTTACAGTTGCAAGATCTATCTTCAATGATCTGCGCGAGCAGGTCGGTCAGACCAGCAGGGGCGACTACGACGGCGAGAGAGTCGAGACCGATTTCGACCTCTATCATGTGGAAGCGGTTCGCCACTACGAGGTGTGTAAAGATGTCGATGGATCCGGCGCTCCTCTGCTGGACATCCGCCGAGACGATATAGAAATCGTAAACGTGATGGATTTCGACTACGGAGATATGTCGTTTCCGGCGATTGTCGACAAACTCAACTACTACGGAAAACATAACAATCTATAAAATGAAAACGAGAATCGAAATCTACGAGATCGCCCGCCCTACGAACATTGTAGCATCGGGTTGTTGGAGCCGCAAGTTGCGGACGCAGGAGATACGCAAAGAGATCGCGTACATGATGCGCCATCTCGATGCGAAGAAGTTCACGCATCGAATAGTCGAGGAGGAGTAGGCTATGGAAACACGAACTATCACCCCTGAACAGAAGGCGGCATTGGATCGACGTCTTCCCGATGAAGCCGTCTCGCAGCATCCGACGAAGAAGTTCCTGTCGTCTATCAAGTCGATTTATGTAACGGAACGGCTCAACGAGGTTTTCGGCGTAGGCTCATGGCGTGTGGAGACGGAGATCGTCGAACGTTCCGAGCGCATGGTCGTCGTCAAGCTACGTTTTTCGATACCTGAATACGGCATCTATTACGAGTGTTTTGGCGGCAACGATAACGCCGATCTGGGCGACGCCTGCAAGGGAGCGACCACGGATGCGCTGACGAAGGTTTGTTCCTGGTTGGGTATCGGAGCCGAGGTATTCAAGGGCAGACAGACCGGCGCGGGGGCGCCACCTCAGAGCTCCGTGCAACGCCTGCCGGCTGCTCCCGACCCGATACCGGCTGCCGCAGCCGTGCAGGCAGCTCCGAAGAAACGGATCACGGCCGATATGCTGAACGATCCGGTCTTGCGCGATCAGTTCATGCGCTGGGCGTACAAGGGCAGTACGACGGTCAAAGACCCGACGAAATTCGATGTCATCGCCTTCCTTCGTCGCACTTACGATGCGGACGATACGACGGCGGTAGTCTTCGCCAAATTTTACGACGAATATCTAAACAGTAAACAGCAGAAAATATGAACACACAACCTGTATTGATACGCGAGACGAGCAGCCCCACGGAGCTGGCGAAGCTCGCCGTCGACGCCGTTACCCGCGGAGACGTCGATCCGCTCGTCGCTTACGAGAATATATCCCGCATGGAGAAGGCGATCGAGCTGTTCAAGAAGTCCGAAGAGGTGCGCGACATTACGTTGCGCGAACTGGCTAAATACGGACACGGGAAAACATCCTCGGACTGTACGATCGAAGAGGTGGAGGCCGGCGTCAAGTACGACTACTCGGGCTGTAATTGCCAGGCTTTGGACGACCTGTACAAAATGCGTGATGCGGTCATGGCCGACATCAAGGAGAAGGAGAAGATATTGCGGGCGTTGCCGGCCTCCGGCCTGACGGATCCCGCCACGGGCGAAATTTTCTATCCTCCTGCGCGAAGCAGCAAGACGACACTTAAAGTAACCTTCAAAAAACGGTAGCAATGGCAGATTTAATCAATGTATCGCTCTGCGTGAGCGATATTCCCAGAGACAAAATTTTCGTCGCCGAAAACGGCAAGAAGTACATTTCGATATGCGTTTCGGAGCTTCGCCAGCCGGATCAGTACGAGAATACGCACTGCGTATTCATCCGTCAGAGCAAAGAGGAGCGCGAGGGTGGAGTTTCTCGCACGTATGTCGGCCGAGGCAAGTCAGTTATCTTCCGTCCTGCGGAACCTACGCCGGATCAAGTCTCCGATTTGCCCGTAGCGGATAATACGGATGATCTTCCCTTCTGACGATGGATATGCGGATTACCGATGCGGAGGCGCGGGAAGCGCTCCGCATCGGTAATCCGCGTCCTGTCCCGCATCCGCGGGCATACGTTGCTGACTGCAAAGGAATTGGATGCGTTACGCCGCGGAAGGTTGTTATTGAAGAAAATAAACAAACGTCATGACAAGGATCGAACAGATACGCAGGGAGGCGCGAGACATCCAGAATCTTCTTGAATGTACGACTTTTTCCGACATCGATTCGATGGTGGGGCGGCTGGATCAACTGGGTGTATATTATGCTCGCAGCGGGGCGTTGCTGAGCGAGGTGGTCGGAATGCGCGATGCAGCTGTGGCCAAGCTGTTTCACGACGAGAAAGAGACTATTCTCAGCCTTTCCCCGTCGCTTGCGAACAAACTGATCGGCAGTGCGTCTTCCGAGCTGAATGCCCTTGAAAAGTGGCTGGATCGGATCAATGCGGCGTGCAAGCACCAATGCGACAACCTTCGCACGATGATAAGTTTCGAGAAAGAGAGGATGCGATTATGAGCTATATAGACCTGATACGCAAATTTTGGCAATTGGATGCAACGTGGCAATTTGGCTGCTGTGAATCGAGGCTTTACTTCTACCTTGTAGAACAAGCGAATCGGTTAGGCTGGCCGAATAGCTTCACGCATTCCGACAGAAGGCTGTCCGAGAATGTAGGGGCGTCACGCAATGCAATTTCGAGAGCAAAAAACCGATTGGAGCAAGCGGGTCTGTTACATGTCATAACGGGAGGACGCGGGAAGGGGAATCGCACAGCTTTTTCATTCGTTGAAGAACCGAATCCCGAATCAGGCATCGTTTCAAATGGTTCAATTGGCTTAAATATGAGCCAAAATATGAGCCAAAACATGAGCCAAAACATGAGCCAAAAACGGAGCCAAAAACGGAGCCAAAACGAAGGCGATACTTCTTGTATAGAAGATAGACTAGACAAGAATAATATTACCCCCTATAATCCCCCTAATGGGGAGACAGTCGTACTACTGCCCTTCTCGGAGAAGGCAGAGGTAACTGACTCCTCCAACACCCACCCCCAGTTCCGCGGCACCCCCTCCCGCGAGTTCTTGGAGTTTCAACAATGGATTTCGGAAAATGCACCGCGAGTCGCGAAAATGAAAGAGCCTTTTTCCGAGGCGCAATTCTCGGCTTTAAAAGAGGCTTATGCTCTTGACTTCATCCGCGACCTATTGCGCGCGATGCATAACTACGAACCCTTGCTGAAACGCAATCGTTCTGCCTATCTGACATTTCTGAATTGGGCGCGTCGGCGTAATGAAACGTCGTTGCCCCGTTCGAACACTCGGCATCCGGCTACGACCTACCATGCAAAACCGACTCAACATTATGATGAATTCTGAATATGTCTTACGAAGAAATACTCAAACAACTACAAACTGAGGGTAATCCGGTTCCATGCGCACGCTTCCGGTTTCGGATACCCAATGCGCGGACGGAATTGAAAAACGCGCTGGTTACTGTGCTGTCGGCAATGGGAGAACGATTGGTATGGCTTCCCGAATACGACAAGGTTGCAGCGTGGTTGTCGGATAACAACGGTAAGGGACTTTTGCTGTTCGGTAATTGCGGACGCGGAAAATCCCTGATAACCCGCTACGCCATTCCCATGCTGTTGCGCAAGTTCGCTAATCGAATCGTTACGGTCGTGGACTGCGGAGCGCAGGACGTATGTATCGACGAGGTATTAAAACGCAAGTTCATCGCATTGGACGATATAGGTGTAGAGGTGGATCGCGTCGAATTCGGTACACGCCGGAATGTGGTAGTCGAGATCGTGAACAAGGTGCAGGATAACCCCGATCGGATGGTTATAGCTTCCTCAAATCTGTCGGGTGAAGGCATCAAGGAACGCTATGGTGACCGGATATATGACCGTATTAAATACCTGTGCTATCGTGTTGCGTTCAATGGAAACAGTCTGCGCAAATGAGGCACGTTGAATCTCGTTTACAACAGTCGTTCGTCCGCTGGTTCCGGATGCAATATCCGTCCTATGCACTATGTCTGACGAGTGTCCCGAACGGCGGACTCCGGAGTAAGACCGAAGCCGCAATCATGAAGGCCGAAGGCATGACGGCCGGTGCTGCGGATTTGCTTCTGCTCGTGCCGAGGGGCAAATACGGATCGCTCGGCTTGGAGTTCAAGACACAGGGAAATGGCAGTCGTCAGAGTGCCGTACAGAGAAGATGGCAGGAATCCTTTGAGGCTGCGGGGAACAAGTATGTTGTAGTTCGCACGCTCGAAGATGCTATTGCTGTTGCAACTCGATACATGAATCCGGATAAACAAATTTACCACAATGGAATCAACGAAACAGATTAAAATCGAAATCCGCAACCGTTGGACGGGTTCGGTCGTATTTGAATACACGAAAGAGGGAAACACAATCACCGAAACGGTTTTGGACGCTATTAGGCGCGGTGCCAACCTGCGCGATGCCAACCTGCGCGATGCCGACCTGCGCGATGCCAACCTGCGCGATGCCAACCTGTGCGATGCCGACCTGTGCGATGCCAACCTGTGCGATGCCGACCTGCGCGGTGCCAACCTGCGCGATGCCGACCTGCGCGGCGCCGACCTGCGCGGTGCCAACCTGTGCGATGCCAAGGGATGTTATCTATCATGCCCGACCGAGGGTAGTTTCATCGGTTGGAAAAAAGCCTCTGGGCATATCGTAAAGTTACGAATTCCGGAAGATGCACGGCGCAGTTCGGCAACGGGACACAAATGCCGTTGCGATAAAGCATACGTCATGGAGATTCAGAACATGGACGGCACCAAGGCAACTGAGGATACCGTTCGTGCCGACCATGACAAAAACTTCGTCTACACCGTCGGTGCCACAGTCGAAGTTCCGGATTTCGACGATAACAGGTGGAGCGAATGTGCACCGGGTATTCATTTCTTCATCGATCGCAGGGAAGCGGTGGAGTACTAAACGAGATAAAACCATGAAAGTCATCGTATCCTTTTCAGGCGGTAAAGACAGCCTTGCGGCGTTGCTTTGGACGCGGGAGCATATCACCAATAATTTCACGACGGTGTTCTGTGATACGGGTTGGGAACACCCGCTGACCTACGAGTATATCCACCGCATCGCCGACAAGCTGCATCTTGACTTGGTAACATTGAAGTCGAAGAAGTACGACGGGATGGTCGATCTCGCGCGGCAGAAAAAGCGTTGGCCCTCTTCCTATGCACGGTTTTGTACAGAGGAACTTAAAACGAAGCCGATGATCGACTATGTACTCGACGAGGTAAAAGACAATATGCTGATAATTCAAGGCATTCGAGCAGCGGAATCATCGGCGCGGGCCAAAATGCAAGCCCAATGCACGTATTTCAAGTACTATTTCGAGCCTTACGGTTATGACAAAAACGGCCGACCGAAACGACATTCCTATCGAGGCAAGGAGGTACGAGCATTTCGGGCGCAGTTCGCTGATGATCTGTTGCGGCCCGTGTTCGACTGGTCGGCACAGCAAGTGATAGATTATATCCTTGCCGCAGGGTTGGAGCCGAACCCGCTCTACCGGATGGGATACAAGCGTGTCGGTTGCTGGCCGTGTGTGATGGCGAATCATCGGGACATTCTCAGTCTTGCTCGGCAATCCCCTGAGCGGATCGACTACATTGCAAAAATCGAAAATGAATTGCGATCCACGTTTTTCAGATCGAGTACGATCCCGACCCATGCAATCATCAGCGGTAACAAATACCCAGACATCCGCGATGTCGTGCGGTATGTCGAGTGGCAGAACGCGACGGGCAGTTTGTTCGACGACGACACGGCTACGAGCTGCATGAGTTATTACGGATTATGCGAATGACCATGACCCACGCCTCCCTATTCAGCGGCATCGGCGGCTTCGACCTGGCGGCCGCGTGGGCCGGCTGGACGAACGTCTTCAACTGCGAGATCGACCCGTTCTGCCGGCGCGTATTGAATACGGGTTTTGCCGTATGTCATTAGCCGCTACGAGCGCGGCATAATCGACGGAAACGGGGATAACCGATAAAATGAAAGCTATGCAGATAAATACAACCTACAACATGAATGCGCTTGCAGCGGCACGATTGCTGCCGGATGAGTCGGTGGACTGCATCGTCACCTCGCCGCCATATTACAGGCTGCGCGACTACGGCGTAGCCGATCAGATCGGGCTGGAAGAAACGCCGGAGGCTTTCATCGATCAACTTGTGGCAGTGTTCCGCCAGCTGCGCCGTGCACTCAAGCCGCAGGGGACGTTATGGGTGAACATGGGTGACAGCTATGCCGGTAGCGGCCGAGGTGCTGGCGACACGAAACGTTCCAGTCAGAAGCAGCGCAGCAATGCGGGGAGTTGGACGGGCGATGCCCATAAAGCGTTCAAGGGCGGAGAGGTCAAACCCAAAGACCTGATCGGGATCCCGTGGATGCTGGCGTTCGCTCTCCGCGCCGATGGCTGGTACTTGCGGCAGGATATCATCTGGCACAAGCCGAACCCGATGCCCGAAAGCGTGACGGATCGCTGCACCAAGTCACACGAGTATATTTTCTTGTTCAGCAAGTCGCCCCGCTATTACTTCGACGCCGAGGCAATCAAAGAACCAGCGACAGGGTGGAACGGCTCGAAATTCGAGGACGGCAAGAACCTGATTAACCACCCGAACGTCGGAAAGATCCGGCAACGCAAACCGGCAGGATGGGACACGGGGAAAGGCAGGCACGGATCATTCCATCGTTCGGGTCGTGCGGAAGCGATTGAATACTACGAGATAGCGCCGGAGGCTTCAACGACGCGCAACAAACGAAGCGTGTGGACAGTTCCCCCGCAGCCGTTCAAAGAGGCCCATTTTGCCACGTTTCCAGAGAATTTGATCGTGCCGTGTATCCTTGCGGGGTGTCCCGCTGGTGGCCTCGTGCTCGATCCGTTCAATGGCTCCGGCACCACGCGCATCGTGGCCAATAAACTCGGCCGAAATGCCATCGGCTTCGAGTTAAATCCCAAATATATCGAAATCGAGAATCGACGCCGAGCTCAGGAATTGGGGATATTCGAAACGATAAATGAATACGAACGATGCAGAAAATAGGCCTCGTAGATGTCGACGGGCATCATTTTCCGAATCTCGCGTTGATGAAGTTGTCGGCGTGGCATAAGTCTCAGGGCGATAGGGTGGAGTTCGCCGACCCGATGTTCGGGCATTACGATCGGGTATACATGTCGAAGGTCTTCACCTTCACGCCCGACTGTCCGGATTATTACCCTTGCGAGGTCGTACGTGCCGGCACAGGCTATAAAGACTACACGACGACGCTGCCCGACGAGATCGAACATTGCTGTCCGGATTATTCGCTGTACGGAGTGGACGAAGCCTATGGCTTTCTGACGCGGGGATGCGTGAACCGCTGCCCGTGGTGCATCGTTCCGCATAAGGAGGGCTCGATCCGTCCGGCATCGCCGCTTCGTGAATTCATCGGCGGCAAACGGCGCGCCGTGCTGCTCGACAACAATGTGCTGGCGTCGGACTTCGGGTTGGAACAGATCGAGGAGATCGTCCGTATGGGTATCTCCGTAGATTTCAATCAAGGTCTGGATGCACGTCGGGCTTGCGACGACGCCTTCATCCTCGACTTGTTGTCCCGCGTGAAATGGATGAATCAGATACGATTTGCCTGTGACCGGATGTCACAGCTGGAACCGGTAGCCGAGTGTGTGAAGGAATTGGGACGTCGAGGTGTTAAGCCTTATCGGATTTTTGTCTACTGCCTGATTCAAGATGTCGATGATGCATTGGAGCGAATCAATGCTTTGCGCAAATTGGGAGTACTCCCGTTCGCCCAGCCATACAGGGATTTTGATAATAACGTCGAGCCGACAAATGAGCAGAAACGGTTAGCCCGCTGGTGCAATCATCGGGCGATTTTCAAGAGTGTGGAATTCAAAAACTATAAAGGATGACAAATCAAGTAACAAGCATCGAACAGTCGAAGTGGCTGCTGGAACTGGGTGTTCCCGATGACAGAGCGTGCATGGTATGGGTGCCTAACTGGACGTTCGATGAACGGACGAGACAGTTCAAACCTACCGGCGATTACAACGTATGCTTCCGATATGCGGCATACAAAGTCATGGATGAGGAATTGATTCCCGCTTTCACGGTTGCGGATTTGTTACAGATGCTCCCGAAGATACTCCACGATAATCGTGGAAACGAGCTACCTATTAACGTGACCACATCCACAGGTTCCAATTGGTGCTTGTTTTATGGGAACTGCTGCGGACATGCTTGGTGGAAAGATTCTGATTCTCTCGTAGACTTACTGATCGAGACTATTGAATGGCTGGTAACGAATGGGTATCCATTAAATGTGTGACAAGATGGCTTTCTTTATTACAGAACCCTTACGAGGCAGCAATGATGTAGTTGTGTCGGTCTACAAAAATACGGGAGACTACGTTGGGAATATAGTTGTTGACCGAGATAAGTGGGGGATGTCGTCCGACGATAAGAGGGATGCCATCATTCAAAGATGCCTCGGTAATAAGAGATGAAGTTGTTGAAATAGCGAGATTCTGACAAAATCTCGAAATAGTTACAGATATGACATTGAATGAGTATCAAGAGCGGGCGATGACGACCTGCATGGAGAGTTGCAAGAATGACACCTACATGTTGTTCGGTCTTATGGCAGAAGTGGGGGAGGTTGCTGACAAAATCGCAAAGTGGAAACGGAAAGGGATCATCCGTATGGATGGTGACAGAGTTGTCTTTTCTGCGCCTCCGAAAGATGCGGGGTACCTTGCTGAGGAACTAATGTACGAAGTTGGCGACATCATGTGGTTCTGCGCTGGTCTTGCCAGACAGTTTGGTTGGAGCTTGGAGAATGTGTGCTGGGCCAACCTCAACAAACTTTCCAGCCGACAGGAACGCGGTGTTATCGAGGGTGACGGAGATAACCGGTAAAATAAAGGTGAATATGAAAGACATTAAATTCAGGGGCAGACGCCACGATAACCCCGAACTGCTGAAAGGAGGTGAATGATGAAAAGCAAAGAAGCAAAAGAATTTATCGACGGGTGTATGGATCATCTCACGGTGGAGATGACAGACCACGCCAAATGGCAGCTCCGGGCTGCAATGACCCGTGCGGCCGAACTCGCCGAGCAGGATACCGAGCAGCTGATGCGGCAAAAAGCGGTAGAGGCATTCAAGTCCTCCTGCGAATACAAGGACGGTTGTGGCGGGATCGGCAGGGATTGCCACCCTGTACTGTGTGAAGATTTGAGATCATTTATCCAAAAACTAAACGAGATATGAAACTGACGAAAAGCGAAGAGTGGATAATATCCTACCTGAAAGGTAAAGACTATGTGTCGCCGTCGGTAATCGGCAAGACACATTCCCAAGCCTTTGGGTTTAGTGAGACACACCACAGCAGTTGGGCTTCGCCTATCTGTTTGCGGCTGGTGAAAAAGGGGTTGTTGCTGCGCAATGATAAGGGGCACTATAAACTGAACGAAATATGAAAACGATTAAAGAACGGGCAAAATCATACGCGCGAAAAGTATGGTGCGGTGGGGTCAGAGACTTTGTCAACCACAAGAAAGCAACTGAATTGGATTTCATCGCCGGTGCACAATCCGAGCGGGAAGAATTGACCCGGTGGCACAATCCGAAGGATTCACCCGAGCGTGGCAAGGACGTGTTATTGAAAATACAACTTGTTGGGAATGACGAACCGATGTATTCCGTTGGATATTGGTATGACTCTTATTTCAGCAATACGTTCGCGCCTCACAGTGAAGTTATCGGCTGGCGGCCGATTTACGAAAACGAATAGAACGATGGACATCTTGATCCCACACGACGGCGAGACGAACGATAAGATCGCCAAAGCGCAGATCGAGGCCGTCGAACGAAAGCAGAACGAATACAAACTGATCGGGCAACTGGTTCGGGTGCCCGGTCATACCCTCTATAAATTCAATACGGCTACACGGACAGCGTCGAGAGCGGAAGTGGAGGTGTCGGCCGATTCGTGGCTGAATCCTGAGAACATGAAGATCGAGAGCGACCGCAAATCGCGTGTCAAGGTTGAAAAGGACTGTTACTATGAGCAGGCATTGAACATAAAGAACTTCATCAAGCGTCTGCGCCGGCGGGGTATCGTCGGAATGGACGAGGAGGTGAAACTCGAAAGGTAGGGAAGCCATGAAACCCAGAGATGAAAAACGTTACTCCCGTCCGGTCGGCGAGCGGTTCGTGTATGAAGGCGAGACCGTAGAGGTTGTAGGGTATGATCGAAATAAAGAGGGATGTGCATGTCGGGATTGTGCGCGTTTTGGCAATTGCTCTTACAACGAGATGACAGGCAACTGTCGTTGGTACGAACGAGAGGATGGGACGGATGTAATATTCCGGAAAGTAGAACAGGTGTAATTGTTTGATATAAAAAGAGGCGATCCCGAAGAATCACCCCTCACCCAAGAACAAAGGTAGTAATTAATTCGGGATTTGCAATGGGGGAGCAAAAAGAAAAACGCAGAGGAGGGGCGCGCGATGAATCAATCATCTACATAAACTTTACTCGCGCAAGTCTTACCAAATTGATTACTGATATTGAGAAACGGTTGGGAATATCTTATCTGAATTAGTCAAGACTTAATCTGACAGTTACGCATAAAAAGAGTAGATTTGTAAC